CTCTTACGCTTTGGTGCGCGTGCTGCGGATGTGTCACCTGCGCTTGAAGTCATCGCCACAATGTTTTATGAGTCTGAGAAAAAACAATTCGATACCGAAGGTGCATATGCATCGGGTGGTTGGAAACCACTTGCCGAATCGACTGTCCTTGCTAAGTTGAATAATCCTGCGTGGAGTAACATGATCTTGCAACGCACGGGTGCAATGATGGAAGGTTTAACAACCGACACTTCTGACTCCGGAACGAAACACATCACGACAGATACATTGGAGATTTTGTCCACACTTGACTACCCAGTGTTTCATCAGCAACCTAATGGTCCCGGGAGTGGTCTTATCCCAATGCGAAAGCCAGTAGAACTTCCTGAAAATGTCAAAGTGGATATGGTTCGTGTACTTCAGCGTTGGCTAGTCGGTGGTGGAGGTATAACTGCATGACAAACTTTTTTCAAGACCAAGCGCACTACACTGAGATCTTTCTTGAACACAATGGCAACGGTCCTTGGGTGTGTTTCTTTTGCAATGAAGAGATTCTCCCAGATGAGAAACCACGTAGTCGTTGTTCACTTGCAGTTCATCACAAGAACCACAATCACGATGACAATCGAAAATCGAATTTGAAGCCAGCACACTGGGGATGTCATATAAGTCATCACAGGACTGGGAGTGTTAGCACGACAGAACAGCGAATGAAGATTAGCGCATCGATTAAAAAGCACTGGGAGACGCGTGATCGAACGTTTACATTAGAACATCGTGCGAATCTAAGTGAGGCTCACAAAGGTAAAGTGACTTCACCTGAGGTGCGCGCTAAGATGAGTGCCGCGGCAGTTGGAATACCTAAGTCACCTGAGACACGTGCCAATATGAGTGCAGCACAGCGTAAGAGACGGCGGGTGTCGTTATGACAATGACACTTCCACGCGCAATTTCGTTTGGCAATTATGTCACAGCGAAAGATGTTACTGATGCTGTGCAAGCAACCATTCAATTATGGAGTGAAACGTACTTAGCGGAAATGGCGCGGCACGACGGACAAGATCCTACAACGGACGGTGGACTCCTTCCTGACTTTGCATCATACCCAGACTCACTTGACCTTTCACGATTTCCTGAAGAACAATTGCCTGCATGCATTCTTGTTGTTCCCGGGACCACACAGATAGAAAAGCGTGGGAGTGGTAAGGTTAGTGCATTATGGAAAGTCGGTATTGGTCTTGCTGTGACAGGCCAAGATAAGCCAACGACAATTAAACTTGCACAACTTTACACCACAGCAGTTCGCATGATCATTCTTCAGAACCCTTCACTCGGACATTTCGCAAATGGTGTCACATGGAATCGTGAAGAATACACAGGCAACATCATCCGCGCTGATGATACAAGAACGCTGGCAATTGGCGTGTTGGACTTTACGGTGAGTGTTGATGGGAACGTTGATGTCGACCAAGGTCCTGTGGAACCGATACCAAACAACGAACCACCCACGGGCTGGGCTACAGTTGAAACGCCAAGCATAACCATTCATGGAGATGCAGTAGGAACGGAGTTGTAATGTCATCAGGTAACGTCCTAAATGTTGGCGCCCATCCAGTCGATCTTAGTGATGGTCGTGTTCTTGGTCACGGTGAGCACGCGCTCAGTATCGACTTGGACCACCCGCACAACAAAACGCAGATTGACGCCGGTCACTTAATTGTGATTGAGAATGCGCCAGTGATCACACCTCGCAATGTAGACGGTTCGACCAACGCTGCACCCGCGCCGAAAGATAAGGTGAATGAAAATGCCAGTTAACACACCTGGAGTGAATGTCATCAGCATCGCGTCCGTCACTGCACAGACGCCACCAACCTTGACCGACACAGCGTTTATCGTTGTGGAAAGTCTTCAAGGTCGCATTGATGCACCTGTGTTGATTCAGTCAATGACACAGTTCATCAACAACTTTGGCGCACGCACGCCATACAGCATTGCATACGACTGGCTCGATGCGTTCTTCAATGAAGCAGGTGGCGGTCAAGTGTATGTCATGCGTGTCACTGGTACAGGAGCAACCGTTGACACGTTCACGTTCAACGACTCCGGTGCAGCGCCATCAATCTCTGTCTTCTCCATCGGTCCCGCCGCATCGGGTTTGTCGGCCATGATTCAATCGGGTGTAACACCGAGTTCGTACAACATCGTAGTAACAGGTCTGCCCGATGGTTCGACATTGACATCGCCCGACCTCCTCACTGTGGCGGATGCGGTGAACTGGGGAGCAGCACAGTTGCTCATCCGTGTTGCGGCACTGGGTGTCAACGCACCAGCCAACCACGTGATTGCTGCACTCACGGGTGGTGTCGACAATCACGCCACAGTCACCGACGCGCAACGTGTCGCAGCACTTGCACTCATGCCCCAGGGTTTGGGTGTTGGTCAAGTCGCCATCCCAGGGTCAACGACCGAGGTCATTCAAGCAGGTTTGCTGAATCACGCACTCACACACAACCGATACGCATTGCTTGATACACCCGACACCAACTCAACATCCACACTCACTGGTCTTGCTGCCGCCGCACAAATCGATGTGAACATCGCGGCGACTGGTCTCGAGGAAGGAATGATGTTGTGCGACTGGCAACTGATTCCCGGTCTTGTACCCAACACAACCAGGGCAGTGCCACCTTCCGCAATCGTCGCTGCACTCATTGCACGAAGTGACCGTGCAGGTGGAAACCCGAACCGCGCGGCAGCCGGTGCCAATGGTCTTGTGCAGTATGCATTGGGTAAGACGCAGACCGCGGACTGGACGGATGCGCAGACCACGCAACTTGTTGCAGCGGGTGTGAACCCGTTCCGCGTTGTCTACAACAGTGAACGCTTCTATTCATTCCGCACTCTCGCAAATGCCAACACGGACCCAGTGTGGCTCATGGGTTCCGCTGTTCGTTTGCGTATGGCCATTGAAGATGAGGGCTACAAGATCGGGCAGTCGGTTCTCGAAGACCAGATTGATGGCAATGGACATGAGGCCGCGAAGTATGGTGCGCGCATCAGTGGTATCCTTGCGGGATACTACGCACTGGGCGCACTCTTCGGAAATACGTCACAAGACGCATACATCGTTGACACTGGTCCTGATGTCAACACACCCACAACGATTTCAAACAGGGAACTTCACGCAATGGTAGGGATTGTCCCTGCACCATACGCGGAGACTGTGTTCTTCGGACTCGCGGCATTCACTGTCGCACAAGGCGTATAAGGAGAGGCAATGACCACAACTGCACGTACCGATACCTGGCTCAATACCGTCACTGTTGATGGTGTTTCAATCGGGACATGGGACACACTTAAGGGTGGTGACAACGACTCCACAGTGATGAACTATCGACCTGGCGGCATGGCTGCGACCAAGGTCATCGGTGGACAAACGACTGTGTCAACACTCACTCTTGAGAAGTCGTTGGAAATCGAAACGGATTGGGCCATCATCAGCAACTTGCTTCGTGCAAGTGTTGGTGTGAGTGCGGTTATCATCTCACGACAGTTACTCGACCCAGATAAGAATCCTTATGGCGCACCATTGATTTACACAGGCATCTTGAAGCAGGTGACACCTGGCGACACTGACTCTGCGAAAGGAGATGTGCAGATGTGGGGCATTGTCGTTGTACCTGCCGGAACAATCGGCTAAGTAGTAACCAATGACAGAAAGAGAAAATAGATGAGTGACATAAATGAAGTTCCACAAACACCTGGGAAAGGCGTGTTCGGTTTTCTTGAACAACGACGACGTGAAATCGTTGATGCCCAAGTCCTTACGCTTGAAGTTCCACGATGGACAAGTCCAAAACTGTTGATTCGTTTTGGACCAGTCGATCACACGATCTTGAAGCGTGGTGCGCAGATTCAGGAAAGAGTGAACAAGGATGGAAGTAGTGCGGAAAAAATTTCCTCTACAGAAATTGATACGAATGCTGACATCCTCATCAATGCTTGCATCGAAATCGTTGCTGTGTTACCAAACGGCGAAGAGGTTGGTGTAGGACCAGAGGGGAAGCACACTCGATTCGACCCAGATCTTGCAATCAGTCTTGGGTTGCCTGAAGGTGTTGGTTCACGCGCACTGTGCAAAGAAATCTTTATCACCAGTGGTGACTTACTTCTTGCATCTAAGAAACTTGGCGAATGGTCAGGCTATCGTGAAGGTGCAGTAGAAGAAGCCATCAAGGGGGAATAGAAGACCGTCATGGCGAATGGGTCCGGGCCGCGGCGGTCGCACTCAAACTCGGATACGACCCAGTTCTGTTTCTATCGCTTGAAGGTATGGAGCGAACAGTGATGGGACTGGTACTTGATGAAGCGGCTCGGATGCATTCGAGAGACGAAGAAAATCGTATGGCGGTAATGCGGAATGCTGTGCAAGAAGGTGTAGTGCGAGCGTTCGGTGGAAAGTAAAAGTGAGGTGATCCCGTGTCGTCATTTAACGAAATCGGAATCCGCGTCTCACTTATCGGTGGCAAGGAAGTTGCAGTTCAAAATGCCGCCATTGCTGGTTCAATTGATGCCATAGGAGTTTCGGCAGACACTGCCGTTCCGTCACTCGCTACACTAAGCGGTGGTATGGATATGTTGTCCGTGTCAGTTGGTGGCGTGACAACAATGGATGCTGCCGCGAACACAGAGTTCCTTCGATTGACGGGTGCCACAGACGCACTCATATCATCCAACGCTGGCCTCATAGCGTCGAATGACGCACTCATGGCGAACACAGTCGAGGTTGATGCAAGTATCGCGGCACAGACAACAGAATTAGGTTTCTTGGATAGAGGCCTCTTCAAAGTGGGTCTTAGTTCAGAAGCGATGCTGGGAAAAGTTCGTGCTGTAGGTAAGGGTCTTGCAATTGCATTTCTTGCTGCGGGTGCAATGGTTGCGTATGAATCAGCGAAGATGTCAGTTGACTTCACAAAATCAACTGCATCCATTGCCGCGAACGCGAATATCTCTGTGGGTGCTGCAGGTGATATCACAAAAGCGTTCTTAACCACCGCGGGCAGTATGGAATTCAACGCACAACAAATGTCGACTGCATACGCGCCCGTCGCTGGTCAATTAAGCACAGTCACCGGTCACGCACAGACCACTGGGCAGGCAATGCAGTTCATGCACGTGTCCATGGGATTGGCTGATGCATCGGCAGGTGATCTCACTGCCACCACTGCCGATTTGTCCAGTATCATGCAAGTGTATCACCTCACTGTTGATAAAGCATCATACGCATCGAACGTTCTTTACAACACGTCACGTCTTACCGGAAACTCCATATCAGCGTTGGATACTGTTGCATCACGTTTGCATTCACGCCTGGGACAGATGATTCCGTCACTGTCTGATACTGGTGCGCTGTTGCTGGATCTCGCGGAACACGGTGCAAAGGGTGCGCGTGGCACGATGGTTGTTGTGAGTGCAATGAATACATTGCTAGGTGGTGGTAAGAATACAAATTCGATGTTGCAGATGTTGGGTCTTAGTGCGACTGCGTTTGTTGGACCCAACGGTAAGTTCATCGGGATGGCAAAGGCAATTGACCTCTTGCAACCGAAACTTGCACAACTCCCAACGAACCTTCAAATCATTGCGGAGAAATCGTTGTTTGGTGCGGGTGCATCGCAACTCATGGGACAGATGGTGTTGTCTGGTTCCGCAGCATATCTCACTGCCAGCGCACGTGTGAACCAACACGGCATCGTGCAAGCGGCAGCGGCGAAAGCAATTCACTCTACCGCTGGACAGATTGACGTCATCAAGGCCGCGGTACACGACTTCATGATCACACTTGGAAATTTCTTACTACCGAAACTTGTTTCATTCGGAACATGGATGGTTGATCACAAGCCTGTTCTTTATGCATTCGCTACTCTTATGGGCGTGCTCATCGTTAGTGCAATTGGTGCATATGTTGTTAGTATGATCCTTGCCATAAGCACAACGGTACTTTTCTGGACAGCGGTGACGGGTGGATTCATTCTTGCGGCCGTGGCACTTATTGCTGGTGGCCTGTGGCTTATTGATCACTGGCATGAAGTATGGACTAACATCAAGAACTGGGTGATGGACGCTTATCACTTTGTCGATGACATCCTTCATAACAAATTTGTACTCTTACTCATGGGTCCAATAGCACCACTCATCCTTCTTGGTCAACATTGGAAAGCAGTGTGGAACGGAATTGTCGGAGTTATAATGTGGGCGTGGGATCATGTAGCGAAGATCTTTGACAAATTTACGCACGCCTTTGATGTGGTGAGGCATGGTGTTGCTAAATTCGCTGATCACTTCTTGGGTGGTGCTGCTCATATGCTCGGATTTGCAGAGGGTGGCGTTGTCCCAGGTCCAATCGGCGCACCAATGATGGCTGTGGTTCACGGTGGTGAAGTAATCGCACCACCACAGAACATTTACAATTCATCGAGTGTTTCATCTACACTTCTTGGACTATCAGTATCGAAGGTTGCACCCGTTGGTTCTAACATGTCAACTGTTCCCGGGATAGTGAATGTGAATGGTGGTCAAGGTACTGGAACCACAGTCATACAACTTGTTGTAAGTGGTAAGGTTCTAGCAGAGGCTGTGTACAAACAAATTCGAGAAGACACCGCGAGGATATGATGGCACAGAGTGACATAATCAGAATCACAGCCATTGATCCTCCTGGCCCTGCGGTGCAATGTCGTCATGGTGATGGTCCATCAAAACCAACGGGGCAGAATGGATGGCAGTTCACGGCACGTCCACGACGCGATTCAATGACAGAGTTCATGGGCTTTGACCCATACACACTTGTTGTCCCGGTGATTTTTGGTAATGGTTTCGACACTAGTGTTAATGTTGACTCACCAATTGAAGTGTTGCGAGGTCTAGGACGAAACCTTGTTGGTCCGCGTATTGAACCTGCCGTTCTTAAAATCAGTTGCCCACTCATTCCACTCACATGGTTGACGTGGACGCTGCAAGACATGACGTTCAATGTAGAGTATCGAAATGATGATGGGTCAAGGTACTATGCAGCACTGTCTCTCACGTTCTTTGAGTATGTACCAACTGATCTTGTTGCCACAAAGGGTGCTAAGTCAATTGCGATGAAGACTGTGACAACAAAGCAAGTGCAAGCGGGATCGTCACAGGTGACAACAGCGGCAAAGCCATATGGACCACCTGCGACACTTGGACCGTTTGATAATCCCGCTATCCCCGGGGTCAATGCAGGTTCAAACACATTGCCAACATCAGGTAGTATGTATGTGGTGAAGAAGGGTGACACACTCGAAACGATTGCACAAAAGAAACTAGGTGCTGCGAAATTTTGGACTCAGATTGCCGCGCTTAATGGTAACATCCGTGATCCTAAGTCAATCAAGGTGGGTCAAGTATTACGCTTACCTAAAGATGCTACTGTTAAGAAAGATCTTAATGAAGTTCTTATTCATGGTCCTGTTGGTGGACCTATCCCGGGATTGTTCTAATGTCACTTATTACCGCACCACCATCGATTCTTGGAAGTACAGTCCCACATCCTGGACTTGCACCTACATCCATTAACACATTATTGGTCAATGGGTCTGATGGATGGAAGACGAATATCGCGGACGCGGCAACTGGCATCTCCATTGCATTTAATATCGATGGCACACCCAACGTCATCGTGCAGACAGAAGATCCACAACGATTTTTACTTCGTTCAAAAATGGGTATCGTTCGTTCGTACCTTATGATTGATGGCGTCACGTTCGTGATGGCTGAGATCGACAAGGCAGGTCCACAGATCACATTGACGTTTGAACACGCGGTATGTTCGAAGTTGAAGGATCGCACAGACACGTTGTCGGTGCGTGCGAATACTATGTCACGAACTTCATTCGTCGCAAAACTTGTAGCGATGGAGGGATGGATTCAGTTATTAATGCCGGGCGGTCCTGAACTTCAAAACTCAATTGCACAACTCTCTACAGGTAACGTCGATTCATCCACGGGTGGCGCACTCCCACTCCCATACAGCACTACCTTTCAACAAAAAGAAACGTTCTGGGATTCGACTGGCACCGTCCTTTCAACAATCGGGTGGCGTAGATTTCCTCGAGGTGCAAACCAACTTATTGTCGCATCCGACCAGTGGCTCTATAATCAGACACCCATTGCAACGATTGATGAAGACACACCCGGCGTCGATAGCATTGATTTCAACTATGACATACGCAAACCACTGGGTCAAGTGACAGTGACGTGTCGTGCGTCGGCATGGGCGTTCCCGGTGGGTTCCGTCATTGCGTTCTCTGCCAAGATGGGAATCATTGGCATACAGTCAAGTGTGCAACCACGACAAACAATCGGTGGACAGTTACCGGCTATCCCGGGTCATTGGCTTGTCACAAACATTGCACGAACATTAACATCTGCATCTTGCACCATCACACTTGATAATCCACTCTTAACACTGACTGAACCACAGACACAACCGCCGACTAGTCCTGTGAATGAAGTGATTGCCGGACTTAGTCCTAGCACTGTTGCAGAACTCTCACTTCCTAATGGCGCACAGACAGGTAAGGGTGCAACACAAAAGATTACGCAGTTCGTTAAGTTTGCTGAATCAAAAGTTGGTGGTCCATACGTGTGGGGCGGTTCAGGGCCGAAGGGTTATGATTGCAGTGGTCTTGTGCAAGGTGCTGCGGCAACTATTGGTGTAAGTCTTGAACACAACTCAGTCGCAATCTATAATCAGTGTATGGCGGCAAAAACGACATGCACGACGGAGACGGCAATGAAAACATACGGCGCACTCCTCTTCATTCAACCCGGGACGAATGGTGAACCATCAGCATCCGCGGGTGGTGGACACATTGCGATTTCATTGGGTAACGGTTCGACAGTTGAGGCCACAGGAATTGCGGAAGGCATCTGCTACAACACACACATCACTGGTGAATTCAATCAAGGCGCACTACTGCCGGGAATCGCGTACTGATGAAACCACATGAATCCGCTACCCTTGGACACGTACTGTTCGGGACACGAGCGACAGAAGATGATGAACACATTGGCGCTCGATTTGAAGAGTGCGCATTTCATCACATCGATGTTGATGGAATCTACTTCACACGGCCGATGTATGACAACAAGAAGACAGTCTATGGACCTGCACCATACACGTGGCCGATTGTTGATGTGACAGGTGCAACGGCAGTGAGTACTTTCGGAACGCACACGCACGTGATACCTATTCCAACACCAGCACCAACAACAGGTGATCGTCTTTTGGTCGCGTGGGTGACAACAATCGTAGGTGGGTTCCGTCCCTGGGTGATAGGTTGGTCAACATCATGACAGTTATGGTTCCTCACTTCACATTTCCGTTCGCGGTTGATGGTGCATCGTTTGGTGTTCGTGAACAAGATTCAACTGGAGAGATTCAGGATTGTGTTGAGGTCTTGTTACTTACACCAATAGATTCGCGTATGGTGTTGCCCGATTACGGGACACCTGAACTTCTCTTTTCAGAACTACCCGCAAACATTCCGGCCATTCTTGCGAATTGCAACAAGTGGGAACCTCGTGCCGGGTTGACACTTACTGAAACACTTAACGCGATTGACGAAAAAATTGTGAGCGTGCAAGTGCAGATAATCGGAGGCACATCATGACGATGGGTTACATCGGCGTTCCCACAGTGACAGATCCTGATGTTATTTCTGAAGCAGCACTGAACTACTTGATGACTAATATCCCTGGCTTTTCACCAAGTGACGGTAACTTGGAAGTGTGGATGATCATGGCACTCGCACAGATGCTGTCAACGTCACGTGACGTCGCGTCCATCGTGCCAGATGAAATCTTTGAGTATTTCGGCACCACAGTGATGAACCTCCCACCCATCGCTGCGGCACCTTCCGCAGTCAATGCAACGATTACGGTGCAGGACAACGCGGGCTATGATATCCCAGCGGGAACACAGTTCGCGTTTCAAGTAACGGGAACGCAGTTCGCACTCTTCACAACGCTGAATGATACGGTCATTCTTCCAGGATTCAATACTGCAACGAACGTAAATCTTGTTGCGGAGGTTGCTGGTTCCGCGTCTAACGGCCTGACTGGCGCAATGGTTACGATTGACCCGCTCGCGTTTATTACCGGCATTCTGGCCACTACAACGTCGGCTGGTGGTGTAGATGCTGAAGATATCGGCACTTACTTATCACGATTAGTTTCTGATCTTCAACTTCTTGCACCACGACCCATTCTTCCTGGTGACTTTGCTGTTCTTGCACGCTCACTCGCTGGCGTGTATCGTGCACTAGGTGTGGATGGCTACAACCCAGGGCGTGTGTTCACTGATGGTATAACGAATGCCACTAACATACTTAACTCACCGGCACTGGCTAACTTCACATCGGCTGATGTGGGTCGTGGTATCTCCGGTGGAACAATACCTGGTGGAACAACAATTCTTAGTTTCACTGGACCAACACAGTGCACAATGTCGGCAGCGGCAACGGGATCAGCGTCAGGTGTAACGATCACTCTTGCTGCACTGACGGGACAAGAACGAACAGTTGGTGTCTCTGCAATTGATAGTTCGGGTGTGGTTGTGAGTCCTACGATTCAAGCCTTACTCATCGCATACTTAACTTCACTACGTGAAATAAATTTCGTGGTGACGTTTGTTCAGCCAACTGTGACAACAATCAATGTGGTCTTTGCTATTCACTGCAATGTAGGTGCGAATTCAACTGTGGTCATAGCGTCAGTCACGGCCGCACTTGAAAATTATCTGTCACAAGCAGCGTGGGGTGGTGGCAACAATAATCCGCCATCATGGGATCCTACTGCAAGTGTGGTTCGTTATTTGTCTGTGGCAGGTATCATTGAAGAAGTACCGGGTGTGAACTACTTGTCATCACTTACGCTTAATGGTTCCGCTGCTGATGTCGCAATAGGTGGTGTTGCACCTCTTGCAAACTACGGCACTGTCACAGGGAGTGCAGTCTGATGAAACAGGAGATCGAACATGCCATCTAATTATCCCACATCTATCGACACATTCGTAGATCCCACGGATGTAGACACGATGATTGCGATTGACCACGCCAGTGAACACACGAACGCCAATGACGCCATTAGTGCAATTGAGAATTTTCTTGGTACTTCTGGTTCGCCAAACTTTGCGAAGAACGCTAGCCCAACGCTGACCGGAACACCTCATGCACCAACGAACGCGACGGCGACAGATTCTTCAACACAGATAGCAACCGACGCATTTGTTCAGGCAGCCATCGCGGCAGCGGGTGGTGGTGGAGGTGGTGGAGGTGCGCCACTTGTTAGTCCTGCGTTTACTGGCACACCCACAGCACCAACACAATCACCACTAACCAATAACACTGATCTCGCCACGACACAGTACACAGACTTAGCAGTGGGAGTGGAAACGACTGCACGCACAGCGGCTGATGCACTTCATGCACTTATCGCTAGTCCAACATTCACGGGTACGCCACACGCACCTACGAATGGAACAGCGACAGATGCCACAACTCAAATCGCAACTGATGCATTCGTGCAAGCAGCAATTGCAGCGGCAGGTGCCGGCACTGGAATGTCATCTCTTACAGGTGATGTGACAGGCTCTGGGTCAGGTGCAGTTGCCACTACACTTGTAGCCACAACGAACTCTAAGAAAGTTATTTATGGTCTCCTCCCGCAGTTCTATGCGGGCAACCCACTCTATGCAACCGCAGGTTCAATCGGTACGGGCAGTGCAACGAATGACACCACGGCTATGACGAACTGTGCAGCGGCAATGATCGCGGCGGGTGGCGGTATTATGTTGTGGCCGGCGGGAACATTCAAGATTAACACCTGGCCTACATTTCCTTCGAACTCTACTTATCTTCCATACGCAATCAATGGTGTGGGAAAGAAACTCACCATCTTTCAAAACTACGCAACATCACTTGCTACATCACTCACAATCACTGCTCCCGGTGCATTTGTTACCAGTGGTCCTGCTTGGCGAGGCTGGACTATCGATGGTACGAATGCAACATCAACTGCCGTTGGCATTCACTGGTGTGACGTTAGCGACATTCTTTGGGAAGATGTTGAAATTAGTAACCACACTCTCACGGACAACTGGTATTGGCACAACGTTCTGGGGTGGTGCGAGGACATGATCTTCGTTGGTGTCACTAGTTCTAACGCAAAGAACATCATGCACTTTGCTGTTGGTTCCGCGGGGTACTCATCATTCGACTACTGGGTGATGGCAGAGTTTTATACAAACCTCAATGCAAACCAAAGTTTCATCACCGAAGAAGCGTCACTCAATACTGGCGGCACAAACCCACTGCAAACTTTGCACGAAGGTTGTCACATCCGCGCTGTGATCAATGCGCAGACGGGTGGCACTAATACTGGAGTACTCTTGAACTTCAAGGGATGGAGTGCGTGGACCAATACGCACTTCGATATTCATGCTGAAGTTGACGGTAGTGGTGTGTGTCACCAGTCACTCAATTTTGCCAACAACAACGCAACATTCCAAGGTAGTGGTGTGTTCACATTACTTGGGTCATTCACATCACCAACATTTTCCGGTGGCGTGTATCAAGCAGAGATGAGTGGAAGACTCTTAATCCCTGGTCTCTTTGGTTTTGCGGGTGGTGCCATCACTGTGTCAGGTTCAGCGGGTGGTTCGGCAACTGTTGTCTCGAACCAACCAACACCGCCAACATTGGTATCGGGAACACCATGGACCAACAACACAGGCTGTGACGTAACGCTTTATGTTCCGTACACACTGACCGCAACATCAGCCACACTTAAGTTAGCACAACAGTCATACACCATTAGTGCGGCGGGTGCCACAGTGGTCACGTCACCCGTTGCTTCAATGGCTGGTGTGCTGACGTTGCGTGTAAACAGCAATGAACGAATTCGTATCGATGTATCTACCGGCACCATTGGTACTGTGCAAGCGTTCTGGGGATAATGAATGTCACTCTACGTTAGAGACTCTGAATATGACTCAACTGATTCATATGTCGGCGTACCTAGTCCAACGACGCCAACCGCAACACCTGATTCCGTTTCAGAGACGACACTTGACTGGTGGAATCAATTAGGACCGTGGCGTGATGCTGATGAAGCGTCAGGTCTTGCAGGAAATGGATATCCACTTCTTACGTTTCTTGATGCAATTGGTTTACAGTTTGACGTCACAGAACAGTACACACGTGATGATGCGACACATATCGGTTGGGGACAACTACTTGATGTGAATGTGTGCCCAGGGTTTGCACTTCCTTGGCTTGCACAACTAGCAGGTGTTGTGATTCCAGTTGGTACATCAGACGCGGCAGCACGACTACTTATCACGACACAAGCGAACGCGAAGCGTGGAACACCCGCAACACTTATCGCTGTGTTGCAAGCATTCTTGACTGGCACACAGTCAGTCATACTACTTGAACGAACTCCTGACCCATACAGTTTTATGATCATGTGTCAAGCGTCACAGATTCCAGGAGGTGCAGGTGGTGCCACAGCAGCCGCCGCACTTGTTGCATTGATAGCAGCAAAACCCGCTGGCCTAGTAATGTCGTTTCTAGTACAGGCAGGATTGGATTGGGCGCAGATGGCGGGTTACCCAGTGTTAGCAGGACGATGGGCAGACCAGACGGATACGTGGGCATCACTCTCTAATGAAATCCCGGTGTAAGACATGACAACGACAACAAGCAAAGGCTATCAATACCCAACGATTGTTGGTGGGTCTTCTACTGATACCGTCACTTCATATCCTCCTAGTGCAGCAGCGAACGCACTCTTACATGAAGCACGTCCGGGAGTATCATCTGTCACAACCACTGTGCGTAATGCGTACACAGGCATTGACCTCTGGGATGGTCGCATCATCTGGAACACCACCACGTTGCGATTGGAAAAATACGACCTAGGAACCACATCTTGGATTCCTGCAGCGGCGGGTGCGTCACCAGCCACAACGGTTGCCGGTCCTGCAGCGTTTGGTGATGCAACGATTCTTGGCACATCACTGCTCTATGCGCGTCAAGATCACAACCACGGACTCCCCGCAACGACAGGACTTGCAACGACTGCCGCATTAACGACTGAGACAACACGCGCTACAACGGCAGAGACTGCGGTTAATGTTGCTGTGGGTAATGAAGCAACGACACGTGCAATAGCGGATGCACTCTTACTTCCGAAATTGAATGGCATCCTAACATCTGCGTTTGAGTCTGTGTATGTCACTGGTTCTGCACCCACATATGGGGGTGAGATTGACATCACGACTAACAGTTCGCTTCTTTTCTTTACCGCGGCTGCATCGACTAATTTCTTACCTAATTTTAGAAGTACACCTACCGTTACGTTGAATGCACTTATGGCAGTAAATACATCAATCACTGTCACAATGTTGGTGACGCAGGGTGCCACTCCTTATTTCTGTTCAACTTGCGATATTGACGGCGCTTCACAAACAGTTCACTGGCAAGGTGGCATTGCACCAACCGCCGGATTTGCGTCTGGCATTGATGCATACACATTCACAATCATCAAAACCGCCAGCGCGACATTCACAGTCCTAGCGAGCCTCACACAGTTCTAATGCCACCACTCCTTCAAACCGCAGCCAATGCAGCAGCACGAGCATTCGGATTCATGAGAAATTCGCTTTCTCGAATCTATGATTCATTCGCACGTGTGACCTCTGGTTCACTGGGCACGACAACAAGTGGGTCAATCTGGAATGCAATCACGGGTGTATGGAATGCTGCAAGTGGTGTGGCGACAACTGCAACATCACCATCATCATATCCGTCGGCAACTATTCCTGTTGCTGTGAATGCATCAGCATCAGTTGTAAGTCCAAGTCCCGGTGCTGGCGTCATGCTTTGGGAAGCAGGCTCCGGTGACTGGTGGGGTGCAACATCATACGTTTCAGAAGCAAGTGTGAACACATACAACTGTGTATCAAATTCTTGTTGCACAACATACAGCACGTGTGCAAGCAATGGGTGTTGCACTACAGCAAACTATTCACAATCATACGCAACACCTGCCACATGCCCAGGAACATACACGGCTCCAGGAAATACGATTGCGTGTGCGTTCTCATCGCAGATAAGTGGAGGTGGACTTCTTACTTGTTACTACAACGGATGTTGTGTTAATAATGGATGTTGCACAGGAAGCCCAACGGGTGGATGTAATTCAAACTCTTGTTGTTCTACAACACTTGCGTACACCACATATACGTGGAGTCATTTTGTACAGATTTTGAAATCAGTTGCGAGTGTCATCTCATCTGTTGGTATGTCGGCACTCTTAGGAACGAACTCAAATACATCGGGCACATACCCAGGGAGTGTTGTGAACTCACTTATGGTGACAACACTCGGCACAACCATTGAAGCGTTCGCGTATAGTGACACCGGATTTGCGACATTGCTTGGCACACTCTCTGAAACGAATGGAGTGACGCCGACAGGAATCGGTGTTGGCATTTTGCTTGCACCCAGTCCTGCCGCACAAGGCAGTACAGTTGGTCCGTTCACAGCAACGTAAGAGGAGACGAAAAGATGCCCGATGAAATCGTAAAAGGTCCACCAGTATTTGTTATGCCAAAGGAACCACCACCACACGAGATCGGGTTTGTGATTGATGGTGTCGTGCGGCAAACTATTTTTGTCAGTGATTATTTTGCCGCGATTCTTTTGAGCAATCCCGTCATCATCAATGTAACGGATGCAAAGGCAATACCAATTCACACCCTTTGGGATGGTGAAAAGTTAATGACTGATGAAGGTGATGAATTGATTGTGAAGCCGAAGTCTCCGTTTGACAAGCAGCCGACACATGAGTGATGAGACACCGGCTCGATTTATTGACATGTTCGATAAGCAAAAGCGACTTGAGGCAGAACTGGGTAAGCCAGTCGCGGTAGAAATCGCAAGTGAACGGTTGGCAATCTGTAAAGCGTGTCCACACTTTCGTAAGTTCACACAGCAGTGTAAGATATGTAACTGTCATATGCCGTGGAAAGTTACGTTGGCACAAGCGACGTGCGCGTTACCCGACCCAAAATTTCCGGGCGAGGAACGTAAATGGGATGTTGCAATTAAACCTGAAAGTGATGAGGAGATACAATGACGTGGTATTCAATCTATGATCGAACCAATGCTGGCCTCGAGGCTCTTAAGCATGGTGAGGGGCAAGTCGGCCTTCCGTATATCTGGGGTGGTGAAGAACCAGGTGTCGGCTTCGACTGTTCGGGACTGACAGAATGGTGTTACCGTTCAGTGGGTCTTTACATTCCTCGCACAACATACGACCAGTACAAGATATGTGAACTCGGCCGTGGTACTCTACTTCTTCCTGGTGACCTCTTATTCATCAATGAAGGTGAGAACGGAATACCCGGACCTGGTCACGTGATGATGTATCATTCACCTGGTCTTGTTCTTCAAGCACCCTTCACGGGTGAAAATGTCAACATCGGTCCGTATGACACTGAGGTGTATGTGTTTGCTAGTCGTCCTGCCAATCTTTATGGTGCGGCAGTCGCGGGACCGACAGGCGCAGTCATTAGGGCGAATGGTCTTGTGCGTCTTAGTACACCTGCACAAGCGTCACTTGCACAAAGGAACAACTGGCAAGTGCGCGGATGGGATGGTCATGAATTCCCAGTGCTTCCGTTCAATGGGGTTCCTGCAGGTGTGTGTAAGTACGCATCTGCTAATTTTCGCCAGAAGCACTGAACTATAATCAGGCTATGACGAAACGACAGAAGTTCACTGTGAAAGATCATGACAGAGCCTTCGTGTTCAACGGTGTCTGCCTAGGTCGTGCAACGTCAGAAACCGAAACGAAAAAGCGATGGACGGAAATGGCCATCTATCGAACCGAAGCCGGCACGTACATCATCTCCGGCATTGGTCAGACACGTGTGAAGAAGGGTGACACCTTCTGGGATGAGAACCAAAAGTTTATGGTGACGGCAGATGAAGATGAGACACCTCGCGCCTGGGCTCACGTCTGTGAAAGTGCGGAAGGTGCGATTCAACGACTGTACCTTTATGATGGTGATGATGTTCGATACATGACGCGTGTTGCACACACCGCCTTGCTTGAGGCTATTGAACTTGATGACATACTGAAGAGTGCCTTCCTCATCGAGGAGGTGGCCTAATGAAGAATTGGTGGAAGCGAGTTGTTGCTTGGTGGAAAGAAGTCAAAGCCAATTGGTAAGGATTGCGTAACATCTGCATTTGTAGTAATTTGATGCAAAGACGAAAGGATATGAATGCTTTTAAAAAAACGACTACATCAAGACGCTGACAAACTTCTTATTGGACCAAAGAGAACATTTCAGCGCATCATCGTTCATTCACTTATTGATTTGGAATACATTACATCATTAACTTGTGCATGGGAGTCGTGTGTACTCCCGGGTGTTCCGCTAGCAGCAAGTGGAAGAACACTAGATGGTTTTACAATTGATCATATCATCGCAATAAATGATGGTGGCACTGACCGACCAGAAAACATACAACTTCTACATCACACTTGCAATATGCGCAAAGGTGCAATCTTCACTGAAGAACGTCGAGCAAAGATTGCAGAGAAGACAAAACTTAGATGGAATGACCCGGCATATAGAAATGCAATGGCCACTCGAACACGATCACAAGAAGAACATGAACATCGAGTTGCAGGAGCACAACGCGGTGATGATCATTGGAAAAGAAGGAGTGCCTAATGTTGGTGATCTTAGAAGGGCCGGATGGGGCCGGGAAAACTACTCTCGCACAAAAGATTGCGTTCAGTGTTCACGGTGTCACTGACATTCGGCATTGTAGTCAACTAAGACGTAACCCTATGGCTGAGTATGTCGAGGACTTACACATGTACGTTCCCGGCACCGGGATGAATATCGTTTACGACCGTCACTACTTAGGTGAACTTACCTATGGACCTTTGTACCGTGGCATATCACAAGTCAGCCCAAGTATTAAGACAGCGATTGAGTACCGATTAAACAAACTTGGTGCGCTTCTTGTTCATGTGACACACGATCTTCCAACGCTAATTGAACGATGTAAGGATAAGGGCGAAGATTTTTTGCAAGAAGGTGACATTTACTTTGTGCGTCAACAATTCATTGAAGAAGTTGCGGAGTCGGGAATTAGATTCAAGGCGGCTGTGACAGATGCAACAGGTCAAGACATCCTTGATATCATCTGGCTTGCACAAGAACTGGAAAAGAGAGTGAGTGAATGATCGTAATCCCTAACATGCCTATTGGTTATCGCACAGTCATTGAACATGTCATTGCACGCGGGCGTCCTGTTAGTCCTCGAGGAATGCCAACGTTGGAAGTTCCTGATGTTGTTGTGCGTCTTGACAATCCGTTCTTTGCTCTTGCACTCGGTTCAACACGGAAGATCAATCTGGCGATTGCGGCAGCGGAGACTGTGCAACTTATCGGTGGGTTTCTTGACCCACAACTTTTGACCAGTGTCTCTAAGAACTTTGAACAGTTCATGGATGATGGCACCTTTCACGGTGGTTATGGCGAACGCATCGGAGATCAGATGTTGCGTGCCGCACAAAAGTTAGTGACGGATCACAGCACGCGACAAGCCGTGATTCAACTCTGGGACAAGGACAAGGATAATGAAAGCGGATATCACGATTATCCTTGCACTCTTTCACTCGTCTTTCAAGTTCGTGATGATAAGTTAGAACTTCATACCACGATGCGTTCAAACGACGTGTGGCTTGGGTTTCCTTATGACGTGTTTCAATTCACCCAGTTGCAAATCACGATGGCACGTGTCTTGGGCTTTGGCATTGGTCCTTACTATCATCATGCTGTAAGTCTGCATCTCTATGATCGAAATCGTTTTGATGCGGAACACTTGCGCATGGTGCCAGTGACACTCATAGATAACCGTCCACTGGGTTTCGGCAATGTACACACTGACCGAAGTATGAATATCTTTGGTGTATTACAAAGAGCCAAAGATATTGGGACAGGTAATAAAAGTGAGGTCACAAAGCGTTCACCATCAGAAGAGTGGTACGTGAAGCAGTTGGCACCACACGTTGCACCACACACAAAAGACAAAGGGACGAGAAACAAATGACGGCAATAGGACGACGACAGAGTTGGGACAGGACGTGGATGGCCATGGCGTTTGTGATGGCACTTCGGTCAGATTGTACACGCTCACAAATAGGTGCAGTGATTGTGAATGATAAGAATCGAATCATCGCCACCGGATATAACGGTCCACCCGCGGTAAGTCCTGTCGATTACACATGTCATCTCTCATGTCCCAGGGCGAATGGTGATGTAGGAGATCAGTACGGGTTCACTTGCATTAGCATTCATGCCGAGGCCAACGCGCTTCTCTTCTGTGATCGGTCAACGATTGAAGGTGGTTCACTCTATGTGAACGCTGTGCCGTGTCCCGACTGCGCGAAGTTGATTGCGAACAGCGGACTCACGCACGTGTACTTTGTCGATGATGGGAAACCAAATCGAATCCCACACACGGTTACAGAATACTTAGACCAACACGGTGTCCTAATGCTAGAGATGCAGATGCGTGATGAGTTTGCAGAACGTTAAACTCCATTACATCGAGTCGTTGCGTGATGCTGATGAATTCATGTTATGGCTAGGTAATCAGCGTTCCGTTCTTGCAGTTGACACAGAGACGACAGGTCTCAAGCCGCACAGAGATCACGTGCGCCTTGTGCAATTTGGCGATCACGATGAAGGGTGGACGTTTCGCTGGGATCGATGGGGCGGTGTCGTTAAAGAAGTGTTTGATAGGTATGAAGGTGATTACGTTTTTCACAACGGAAAATTCGACCTTGCGATGTTGAAGCAGTGGTGTGACGTTGTGATTCCTCCTTCACGTGTTCACGACACTGCAATCATGGCGCGACTACTTGACCCATGTGGGTTACGTGGTCTTAAGCCGGTGGCCACGATGTTAGTCGATAGGAATGCGGGTGTTGGTCAAGCGATGTTGGATAAGGCGATGCATGATGGTGGATGGGACTGGTCAACGATTCCGTATGACGTGCCAGCCTACACGATGTATGCCGCGATGGACTGTGTGCTGACTGTGCGTCTCTTTGAAATTCTCTACCCACAGATCTTGACGACTTGTCCGGTGGCATATGATTTGGAACGTGAGTTCGCTTCTGTGGCGCAAAAGATCGAGGCTCGAGGATCACAGGTTGACGCGGATTACACTAAGCAAGCATTTGAAAGTCTCACCACGTATATGACGACTGCGGAACAGTGGTGTGTTGACAACTACAATGTGAAGCCAGGTTCTAATCAAGCAGTGGTACAAGCGCTTATGAATGATGGTGTATCGTTCATCAAGACAACAAAGGCCGGTGCCGTGTCGCTTGATGCTGATGTGTTAGAAGGAATTGATCATCCACTTGCAAAGACTGTCTTACAACGACGACAAACGCAAAAGGTAGCGAACACTTATCTCAAAAACTTTTTGGAAATGTCCGATGATCAATACATCATTCGCCCAGGGATGGATGCACAAGGAACTGTGACAGGTCGAATGAGTATGGAGTTGCTTCAAACACTCCCACGTCGCAATGAAGACAACCCGTTAGCGGACATCGTGCGCAACTGCATTGTGCCGCGTGAAGGTAACGTCTTGCTCTTCAGTGACTTTTCCCAGGTGGAAATGCGTATATTGGCTCACCTCACTGGTGATCCCGGATTAGCAGAAGCATTCACCCAAGATGATTTTTTTCTTAGTGTTACTCGGGAAATTTTCAATGACCAAACAATTACAAGAAAAGACCCGCGACGACAGACCACTAAGAATGGGCTCTATGCGTGGGCGTATGGTGCGGGTGCCGATAAGTTCGCGATGACTGCGGGTATTCCAAGAGAAGAAGGCGCTGTGTTCTTCAACACAATCAAGAATCGTTTCCCGATGATGGAAGGATTCAAGAAACAAGTCGAACGTGTAGCAACTGAACGCGCACAACTGGAAGGTCGACCGTATGTCCTGTCGCCTTTCACACGTCAGCCCTACTATCCGCAACGTGAGGATAAGATTTACGCTTTGGTCAACTACTTAATTCAAGGTAGTGCGGCATCGATCTTGAAGATGAAGGTTGTTGAACTTGACAACGCGGGTGTTGGCGATTACATCACACTCTTGATTCACGATGAAGTGATTGTGGATGCACCATTGAATATGAATCGTGAAATCGCTGGCACGATGCAAGCGATAATGAACGATGATCACATATTGTCGGTTCCTCTTATAGCGGAACTTAGTGCGGGTTATCGGTGGGGTGAAAAGTTTGATTACCTGGGATCCTCGTTAGATGTCTAGCGCACTGCACATACGATTGTTCTTTGCCCATAATGGTCTTGGACCATACGCTTGTTTCTTTTGTGGTGATGATGTCACACTAGAGAAAGTAACAATTCATCATAAGAATCACAATCATGATGACAACCGAAAATCAAACTTGAAAGCATCACACTCCGGTTGTCATAGTCGACATCATGCCACCGGGCGTGTTAAATCAGATGAAGAATGCGCAAAGATTTCAATAGCGCGTAAGGGTATGTTTGAACGTGGTGAACTTGTATCACCAACAAAAGGTGTAGGTCACACACCCGAAACTCGCGCAAAGATGAGTGCATCAATGATGGGAAACTTGAATGGAAAACGAAGGTGATTTTTATTGGCGTGGACCCGGGGAAAACTGTTGGTCTTGCCGTTTACGATACTGATGATGCAGAGTCAATGATGGGTACTCAAATTTTATTTGATGATCTTGGCGATTGGCTAAATGTAAGTTTGGCAAATCTTAAAGGTCGTGATGTAACTGTCGCATGTGAGAGATACACAATTCGAAGTTTGAAAGTAGCGGCTGATGCGCACTGGGCAATAGAGATAATTGGAATCGTCAACTATTTGTGTAGGTGTTATTCAGTACCCGTGATAATGCAAATGCCTTCGGATGCAAAGAACTTTGCAACAGACTTAAAGTTAAGAAAAGCCAAGTGGTATATGCCAGGTAAGAATCATGCGAATGATGCGATGAGGCACATAGGATTAGCAATGGCCTCACTAAAAATTACACCACCGTGGTTCTAAAAGTAGTATTGTAAACTTAGACGAAATTGATGAAGGATGATTGATGGCACTTGCCGAACTTAGTGAAGACAGTGGACGGATCTTGGTGTCCACAACGTTCAGTGAGAAGGAATTGATTAAGATGGTGCCGGGTAGTGCGTGGAGAAACAATGCATGGACCGTCCCACTGTCTTGGGGTTCGTGTGTTGTCCTCCGTGGTATTTTTCATGAGCGACTTGAAGTTGGTCCACGCTTAACAGAGTGGGCGTGGCATGAACGCAAGGAACGTGTTGACCCAGCGAATGAAATTCGCACGGTGATTGCGTGGGCCAATGATGAAGTGATGGAGCCAGGTCTCTACCCATTCCAAGACGTGGGTGTTGAGTTTCTTTATCGCGCTAAGCGTGCACTCCTTGCTGATGAAATGGGAACAGGTAAGACGACACAAACCATCCGCGCAATTCGTCGTCTTGCTGATTGGGGTGAAGATCCGTTTCCCGTATGCGTCATCTGTCCTAATACTGTCAAACCCGGGTGGGAAACGGAATGGAACCGTGAAGCGCCTCGAGGTGACCCGGGTGTTGACGTATTCATTGTGCAAGGTTCGTTACCGAAACGACGTAAGATCTTCACTGATGTAACAAAGGCAATAAGTCTAGGACGTGATGTCGCGGTCGTTATCAATATCGAAGGCGTGCGTGGGCATTCACGTCTTGCACCTTACGGAACTGTTCACTTAACTGATGCTGAAAAGGCGCTAAAGGAACTAAACGAAATCCCATTCAAGACCGTTGTTGTTGACGAGGCTCACAGGATGAAAGATCCCAAGTCAAAACAAACACGTGCATGCTGGGCAGTGCAACACGGGAAGGATGTAAAGTTTGCATTCGCGTTGACTGGCACACCCATTGCGAATCATCCTGGTGACATATGGTCAATCATGCATGGAATCGCACCACTTGATTACCCAGTGCGTGGGAAGTTCATCGACCGGTACTGTCAACAAGGTTACACTCCTTTTGGTGGATTGAATATCACGGGTGTGTTGCCAGCGACAAAGGAAGAGTTTGAAACTATCCTCAACCCACGTATGCGGTCAATGCCAAAGGAACTTGTGTTGCCCTTCTTACCACCTAAGGTTCGACCAGACCCGCGCTATGTAGAGATGGGTGTGAAGCAAAAGAAGGCGTATCGACAGATGGAAGAAGACATGATGATCCGTCTTGAGGATGGGTCAACGATCTTCGCAACAAACTCACTTACACGTAACACACGCTTACTTCAATTCTCTTCTGCGTTCGCAACTGTTGATGAAGCGGGTGAAGTACACTTATCTGAACCGTCATCAAAGTTAGATGAACTTGACACGATCATTGATGAAATGGATGGGCAACCACTAGTCGTTGTCGCTGAGAGTAAGCAACTCATTAACCTTGCCCAGGTGCGAATGGAAAAGCGTGGGATCACGTATCGCATGATCACAGGCGACATACCTGCCGGTCCTATCCGTGAACAAAACCGAATCGACTTTCAAGAAGGTAAGGCAAGAGTGATGTTGATGACAATTAAAGCGGGTGGTGTTGGGATTACACTTACACGTTCTGGTGTCATTGTCTTTTTGCAACGTTCGTGGTCATTCATCGAGAACCAACAGTGTGAAGACCGATTGCACCGCATTGGTTCAGAGATTCACGACAAGATTGTGATCATCGACATGATTGCATCCGACACAAAGGAAGAAGATCAGATTCCGCGTCTTCATGAAAAATTAGTCAGGTGGCAGGAGATCGTGCGACACCGTGAAACGTTACTGGCAAATGGTAACGTGGAAGCAGTCGCCGCACTTGACGCAGAAAGAGCAGCAATTGAATCGAGCCCACTGTGGGAAAACGATGAAGTGAGAGAAAGAGAGAATGATGAGTGATATAACAAAGGAAGTGATCGCGGCAGATAGGAAGGCGCGAAATCTTTCAAGAGCAAAGTATGCCGCGGTCTTGGGTGTTACACAAACGCGTGTGTACAATCTGGAGATGAATGGAACGAAACCAACTGATGCTGAAGTGGCGATTCTTGAAGCATTGTTTGCAACACCAGTGGGTAGTGAAAAAGTCCCGGGTGTAAAGAAGGAACGTAAGAAGACTGTGAAGAAACCAACGTTCACGCCAACGCCACCACCAGCGTATGAGCAAGACGCTGTGATCCTCGAGGATGATGACACCGATGAGGATGATGATTCGTTTGGTGTTGGTGACGAGGTGCAAGGTAGCATTTTCGATGAGATCCCGGATGATCAAGCGATTGCGGAATCACGAACACCTGTGATGATGCCGACTAAGTATGCATTCAAGCATGAAGGTTATCACGTGTCGAATTCTGAACTGCAAACCTTTAAGCGGTGTCATCGTAAATGGTGGCTTGCGTACTACCGTGAACTTCGTCTTAAGAGCCCAGAGGTGACAGGACCTCGTCAATTAGGAACACGTCTTCACCTTGCGTTGTCGGCGTTCTATTCAGTGGAACACATCGATGCAATGGAAGTTCTTGAGTCAACGATTACGTATGACCGCAAGATCTTAAGTGAAGGTACCGACATTGATGCGCTTGCGGATTTGGAAAAGGAAGCCGACCTTGCACGCATAATGTTGGAAGGTTATCTTGAGTGGGTTGCTGAGAACGGTGCTGATGAAGGTCTTGAGATCATTGGTAATGAAGAGGTTGTGGAAGTTCCGTTCGGTACGATTCTTGGTGTTGTGATTGTGTTGGTTGGCAAAATGGACATTCGTTTACGTCGAATAGTTGACCGTGCGCGCTTGTTCCTCGACCACAAGAGTGTTCCTAACTTCGTCACACCACAAAAAACGTTGCACCTCGATGAACAGATGTTGATGTATCACCTACTTGAATATCTGACGTTCTTACAAGACGGTGTTCCCGCCAACGAAATCGAACAATCAGCGGGCGGCATTTACAACATGCTTCGCAAAGTGAAGCGAACTACGAATGCCACACCACCGTTTTATCAGCGTGTTGAAGTGCGACACAACATTCATGAACTCCGTTCATTCTACATACGTGTGTTTGGTGAAATCACAGCCATCATGGAACTTCGTGCTAAGTTGGATGCAGGTGAAGATCCCAGGCAGGTTGCGTATCCAACACCGACTAGTAACTGTTCATGGGATTGTGATTTCATTGCTGTGTGCCCAATGTTTGATGATGGGTCAGCGGCAGAGGAGATGCTTGCGGATGTATATGAGAAGCATGATCCACACGATCACTATTATCCATATGGTGAATTTGAAGATGAAAGGAGTGGAGCATGATTGAAACCCTTTCGATTCTGATTCACGGATATTCAAAAGTTGGTAAGACAACACTCGCCGCGACTGCACCAGTGCCGATTCTTGCGCTTGATGCAGAAGGTGGTTGGAAGTTCTTACCTTATCGCATGGTGCAATGGGATCCAATTCAAGGACCACCGCCTTTGTATGATGGCACCTGGGACGTATGCCATGTGACCGTTCGTGATTGGGCAACAGTCGGGTACACGTTTCAATGGTTGCAGGCAGGACAACACAATTTCCGAAGTTTGGTTATTGACTCCATCACAGAGATTCAACGACGTCTTAAGGAGAATCTTGTTGGCACTGAAGCAATGCAACGAAATGACTGGGGTGTACTCTTAGCAAAAATGGATGGTGTCATTCGTGGATTCCGTGACCTTACACTTCACGCCACAAATCCAATTCAAGTTGCTGTGTTCGTTGCAGAGACACGTGAAAACAGCAAAGGCAAGATGGTACCAAAGATGGAAGGACAAATTAGTACATCACTTCCGTATTGGACTGACCTTGTTGGATGGCTGTGGGTTCAAGATATCCCGGATGCAAACGGACAACCAAGTGGTGCGTTAGCGCGACGGTTATGGATAGCGCCTAATGAACAATTCGAAGCAGGTGAACGTGTGCAAGGACGACTGCCCGCAGTTGTTGACTACCCGAACATCACGAACATGCTTATCGCTGTATACCCGTCTTTACAACAACAAGTGTAGTAACTACAAAAAGAGAAAGAAGGAATGATGGCAGAATTTGATTGGTCCACACTGATGGAGCAAGCGGGTACATCGCTTGTGCCGATTCCAGATGGTGAGTATGAATTGCAGTGCAGTTCAGCGAAGCCAGGAACATCAAGTAACGGTAAGCAGACATTCAATTGTCGATTCACCGTTGTGCAAGGACCGCACACATCACGACCCGTGTACAACACCTTCACGATTTCGCCGGAAAGTCCGCCAGCAATTGCGTTCTTCTTTCGACACATGAAGGCGTTTGGTTTGGACCTCGAATACTTTAAGAGGAACCCAACACCGGACCAAGTTGCGGATGCGTTGATTGGGAAGTTGGTTCACGCAAAGATCGGTCACAAGACGTACCAAGGTGAAGTGCGAAACGAGTGCAATGGTTTTTCAGCATCACTGCTTGCACCCGGGAGTGTTCCTGTGACACCAACACCAGCACCAGTTGGTGGTGGTCCAGTGACAGCACCACCGCCTCCTATCGCATCAGTTCCAACACCGGCAGTCCCGCCAGTCGCAGCCGCACCTGCACCTATTGTTGCGCCTGCACCAGTTGCGGAGACGGTTGCACCGCCTCCTGCTGCTGTACGCACGTTCAATCCACCCGATGGTCAAGAGTGGAATGGGACAGCGTGGATATGGCCAGTGGAACGTGTCGCGGGTTGGAACTGGGATGTTGCTTCGCAGACTTGGGTAAACCCAGTTCCTGCGGCTGTGACGCCTCCACCACCGCCCGCACCACCTGCACCACCTGCACCACCCGCTGCACCCGCTGCACCAGCCGCACCGCTTGCACCTCCTGTTGCTGCCGCTCCCACGGCTGCGACAGTTCCTGGTGCACCTTCAGTTCCGTTTTAAGGAAGGATGACGATGGGTAAGAGAATCGGATACGCGAAGTTAGGGCGTTCAATGCCACTTGTTGCTAGTGAAGGCGACTTCAGTGATGATGAACCTGCACGTGTGTTACGTGATCTTGCCCATCGTCACCCGGAGGATGAATTCGTTATTCTTGGATTCAATTCATGTGATGACAATGCAACAGCACGTATGCCCGACAACGTTGTGAACCCGTGGCATGATGGGTGGCGTGATTCATTGAAAGAATTAAGAACGGGTTGGAAGGCGCCACTAGGACCAGAGAATCAGATGAAGATACAAGATTGGGGTGACGCAAACATTCTCCCATGGTTTCGTTCGTGTGATGCTGTGATCATCTGGCTTGGACAACATGGGAACACGAATAGTTTTATCCCGCCAGCAAATGGGTTGTGGTCTGATGGTGCAGTTAAACTTCACGACGAATACCTTTCGTATGGAAGTTACTGTGTACGTGGTGTGAATGCATTTCGTCAAGCCGACCCACTCACACGTGAAGAAATTTATCTAGTCGCTGACGGACGTAATCATTTGAAAGCACGTGACACAAAGTGGCCACTTAAGCATCCGATTCAGGGACAATACATTTGGTCACGTAAGACGAAGTTTGAACGTTATGGCGATACACGATCACCCGAAGAGTGTGGGTTCCCAGAAGCAGAGTGGGACAACGATCACATATGGATGGCCGATGTGAAGTATGAATACACACGTCTTGAAATCTCAGGCATCCTTCCCTGGGAAGTTGACATTCGTTACTCTGAGGAATTTGATTCACGACGTCACTTTGGTCTTTTCATCAATGAGGCAAGAGCGTATGTTGGCGTGTCACGTCTTAAGGCGATGCAAGAGTACGTGTTACAACTAAACCCGGTGTTCATTCATGGAAAATGGGGTAAGGAATCATTAGCCGTTCTTGGCTTTGATATTCAGCAAGCGCCCGCAACGATTTACTATGACATCTTACGTTCTGTGAAGTGTACGTTCTCAACACCTTCATCAGGTACGGGTTGGGCAACGACGAAACCGTGGCAAGGTTTCGGTTGCGGGACCGTGACGTTCTTTCATCCGAAATACGACACACAAGACAACATCCTTGGTGATGCACCCAAGGAACTTCGCGATTGGCTTCGTGTCACATCACCTGAACAATTGAAAAAGCGCGTGGAACATCTTGACACTCACTATGACGATTGGCTTTGGATTATCCGCGAACAGAAAAAGCATTATGATACGGCAGTTGCAGAGATGAGACACATCAAAAAAATTGAGGAGAGAATATATGGTAATGACAATGGATGAAACGACGACACACATCAAAGAACCACCGAAAAAATTGGACATAGCAATTGTGTCCACATCAATCAATGAAGCACCAGTGGCGTATGCGAAGTGGGCAAAGTTAGGACGCTTAATTATTGCGGGTGACAAGAACACACCACCTACACTTGAACACTACATCAAATCCCTGGGTGAACAACACCAGTACATACCGCCGGCGCAACAAGATCGATGGGAATCGAGTGAAGTGATTGGGTGGCATAACATCCAACGTCGCAACATTGCAATCCTCGAGGCGATTAAGTCAGATGTTGATTACATCATCACAGTGGATGACGACAACATCCCACTTCAAAACATTGATCTTATACTCTCTGCATTTGAAAATTCTCACGCACTACACGTTAGTTCAGCACTAGGTTGGTACGACCCGTGTCGTGAACTTATCCCCGCTGTGTGGCATCGTGGATTCCCATATTCTTTTCGCAATCAGCAAGGTAAGCAAGGAGTTGAGTCGCTTGAACGATATGACGTGATAAAAGTGCCAATAGGTGTTGTGGCGGCAACGTGGTTGGGTGAACCTGATGTTGGTGCAATTGACCGCATCACGAATCACGTACTTGTTCAAGGACATCACGCCACTCTGTTAGACCCGGGTGTTGTGCTACAACCAGGAACGTGGTGTCCGTTCAATTCGCAAGCAACAGCGTGGCGTGCAGAGTACGCTTCACTGATGATGTGCTGGCCTGGTGTTGGTCGATTCGATGACATCTTCGCAAGTTTTGCAGCGCGTCGAGTGTTGGATGAATTGGGTGTTGGTGTGAAGTATGTGCAACCACTTGTGCGTCAAGATCGCAATGAACACGATTCATTCGTTGACCTTGAGAATGAAATGTTTGGCTACAAACATCAAGATGAGTTGTGCGAACTTCTTCGTGCAGTTGACTTACGTGGTATAGATGACGTGCAAGATATGCAACATCACGTCTATGATGCTCTTAGTGGCGCTAGATTTTTACCACATAGAACTATTGAATCATTTGAGTGTTGGATGAACGACGTTAAGACAGCGGAAAAGGAGCGTGCAGTATGAAGATAGCGGTTACGGGTGCAGGTGGATTCATTGGTGGTCACCTTGTCAATCAGTTGTTGAATGATGGACACCAAGTTTCGGCGTATGACATTAAGCCGTTAAGAGAATGGCAACAAGTTCGTGGCGATGCGCGTAATCATCCTCTTGTTGATGTTGGTATGAACAATGCTGATTTTGATTTTGAAGATATGGATGAAGTGTATCAACTTGCAGCCGACATGGGCGGGTTGGGATTCATTCAAAACAACAAAGCACGATGCATGCTATCGGTTCTTGCATCAACGAACACATTGTTAAAAGCCAATGAAGCGGGTGTAGGTCGATTCTTTTACCCATCATCAGCGTGTGCGTACCCAGCGGGTGTGCAGACTGAAATTGATTCACCGCCAATTAAAGAAAGCGACATATACCCGGCGATGCCAGAGGATGGGTACGGCTGGGAGAAGTTATTCAGTGAGCGAATGTGTAATCACTTCTATGAAGACTTCGGTCTTGAAACACGTGTGGCGCGATACCACAACACATACGGCCCATGGGGTGAATGGGAAGGTGGTCGTGACAAGGCTCCCGCGGCAATGTGTAGGAAAGTCGCAATCGCTAAGTTGTCAAAGAGTCATGAAGTTGAAGTATGGGGTGATGGAATGCAAACACGAACGTTCACATACATTGATGATTGTCTAAAAGGCACAGTGATGTTGACGCGAAGTGACGTGCATGAACCCGTGAACCTTGGTTCCGCGGAACTCATATCCATCAATGATCTGGCGAATCTCACTGCACTTATTGCCGGCGTGAACATCCACATACGTCATATCCCCGGCGCGTTGGGCGTGCGAGGTCGATGCAGTGACAACACACTCATCAATAAGTTATTTGACTGGGAACCTAGCATTTCATTAAGTGAAGGAATGGAACGCACTTATGAATGGGTTTATAATCAGGTGAAGGCAAAATATTTCTCATGATAACTGGCAATTGTGTTAAGTGTGGCACATGGCGACAGTCACTTCATCGTGATCATATCATTGCAAAGTGCAATGGTGGAAGTGATGATCCCAGTAACATCCAGTTGTTGTGCGCGAATTGTCATGAAGACAAAACACGTGAAGATTTAACAGGTCGAACAATAAGTGAAGAAACACGTGCCAAAATAAAAGGTCATCCTCATCGTGGTCCTAAACATCATTCACCAGAAACACGTGCAAAAATAGGTGAAGCGCGAAAAGGACAAGTGTTCACGCCAGAGACACGGGCGAAGATGAGTACATCAGCAAAAGAATCATCTAAACGCGGATGGGAAACACGACGAAGAAATGAGAGAAAAACATGACATTCACACCACCCGAATCAGATGACTACACATTCAGTGAGTGGCTTGACTCCACAACTGAATTGCAAGTGGGCGCATACGGAATCAACCCGGGGAAATTGCAGGGTGAAGCGTTGAAAGGATGGTGTGCAATCAACGTTCTTGCAGCCACTGATGAACTTCACGAATTCTTACAGGAAGTGCCGTGGAAGCCGTGGGCATCAGGTATGCAAATCAATCGTGATGCAGCCATCAGTGAAATCGTTGACACCATGCACTTCATCTCAAACTTGTTGGCGACATTCGACGTCACAGGTGAAGAACTTACACGTGTGTATAAGGCAAAGCAAATTCGCAACGCACAACGTCAAGCCGAAGGCTACACGGGATTGGACAAGTGTTCAGGTTGTCACCGCGACAAACAAGAAGTCGGCGGATGCATACATGAACAAGGTCCAATGACGTGCAATGGTTGTGGGACGGTGTGGCTGTGAGTACGCGAACACATCAAAAAGTTTTTCTAACAAATAATGGTGATGGGCCGTGGCCTTGTCACTTTTGCAAAGAACTTGTGTATGGACCTATTCCAAATGGAAAAACAAAATATGTTGCTATTGTTCATCACATTGATGAAGATCGTTCTAACAATGACAAATTGAATCTTGTAGTGGCTCATCACAGTTGCCATTCTTCATATCACGCAACTCATCCACCAAATGATGTTACACAAAGTGACCAAGCCAAACGAGGTTGGAAGACACGAAAACTTCAAGGAAATAATCTTGCTAATGCATACTGCACAACACGTGGTATGAAACGCAGCAACGCAACAAGTAAGGGTTGGATAACGCGAAAGAGGAATGCATTATGACAAAGTCAACTCACACAGCCATTGATGTACAAGGTTTCGCTGGCGGGTTCACACTGGGAATGGTGCAGGCAGGTTTCACACTTGTTTCAAAATGCGAAATGAAGGGTGCATTCGGTGCAGCCAACTGTGAAGCGAATCGTCATCTTCTTGGCAACAAGTGGGATCTTCAAGTTGGGCCACAGGAGAGTTGGGAAAACCGAGGTGCTGAAGTTCAGTTTGGCAATCCTCCGTGTAGTGCGTTCAGTCCTCTTAGCGCGAAATCGTTTCGTGGTATGAACAGTCCTATCGCCCACTGTATGTGGGCAGAAAGTCAGTACGCCGCACGTGCAATGCCATATGTGATGATCTTTGAGTCTGTGCAACAGGCTTACAATCAAGGTCTCCCGATGATGCGCGATATTCGCACGTGGCTTGAACACGAATCAAAAACGAAGTGGGAACTGTATCACGTCCTTCATAACAATGCCGGCCTAGGTGGTGCGTCAATTCGTAAGCGATATTTCTATGTGGTGTCGCGTATCCCATTTGGTGTTGATGAACCACACATCACACGTGTGCCAGTTCTTAAGGATGTGTTAGGTGATCTAATGGGACTGGGTCAGACGTGGGAAGCCCAAGCCTATCGACGTCAACCATCGTGGTGGGCAAAGCCAATGCGTTCAAAGTTGAATGTTGTGGATGGTCACATCGGTCGCAACAACGCAGTGGATGTGTTGCGTGTATTGCAACTTCTTGACGCTGTGCCGTGGGGTGAAGGTGAAGTTGTTGGGCAAGTCGCGAAAAGGTACTATGAACAGTACGGCGAACTTCCTGATCTCTGGACCAACACGCAGAAGTGGGTGGACAAGGATTGGCAGATGGGATTTCACCAACCCATCAAAATGAAATGGGACAAGATGGCGCGAGTGATCACAGGCGCAGTGTTGCATAAGAACATTCACCCACGGGAGAATCGGTTTCTTACACATCGCGAGGCTGCACGAATTCAAGGGTTTCCTGATGACTGGAACATTCGCCCGTTGCGTGGCGTGAGTGGATTAAGCGCAACGTGGGGCAAGGGTATCCCAGTGCAAGCGGGCAAGTGGATTGGAACAGCGATTAAGAATGCACTTGACGACAACCCGCAGGAATATCAAGGTGAATTGATTGGAGAGAGGGAACACGTCATCGACTGGACTAACACATATCGAAAATTCACGACTGAACGGTAGGTCAAAAATCTCCCTGAAAAGACCATTTTTTAATGGTATTTAGTGTCCACTATTTAGTGAAAACTTGATAGTATTGGATTGACCACCAAAACGGAGGTCAGGACGAAATGACGAAAGGAACAAAGATGGCAGATTTCCAAGATGACACGACTGAAAAGTATGCAACCCGAATCGCTAAGTTGTTGGCGAAGGCGGAGAGTACATCCAGTCAAGAAGAGGCTGACAGTTTCTTCACCAAGGCGCAGGCCTTGATGACCGAACACAACATCACCGTGCAGATGATTGCACAAGCCGGTGGTGCCAATGTTTCAGACACTCTTGCAGATGGTGAAATGATTTTCACCGGGATTTTCATGAAGCAGACAATGCACCTTGCATTCCGCGTTGGCGAATACAACAACGTGGAGTGCGTGTACAGTCAGCGTGACGATTACGTTGATGGCAAGCGCAAGAAGTACATTCGTGTTGGGATGTTTGGATTCAAGAGTGATATCGCCAATGTCGAACTGCTTGTCACGTCACTTCAACTGCAATGCGCGCAAGCAATGCAGCGTTGGGCGAAGGACGAGGAAGCGTTGCAGTTTGGAACTGCCATGGAGAAGTTCAAGGAAAAGCGAGAATTCATTCTTGGATTCCAGTCCACCATTGCCCGTCGTCTTCGTGAAGGTCGTGATGCTGGTCGTCGCGCCGCTGCCGAAGCCGCGACTGCACGAGGCGTTCAAGATGCCACGTCATCCGTTGCACTCGTTGTTCAGTCAAAGGAACAATTGGTCCGTGACGGGTTCAAGAAAAGGTACCCACGCCTGGGCAAGGGTCGCATTGGTGCGACGTCACCGGGTAGTGGTGCTGCACGTGCTGCGGGTAACGCGGCTGGTGCGAAGGCAAACCTCGGTGGTGGCAAGGCAGTCACGGGTGGCGGAAAGGCGATAGGACGATGACCGAACGTCGACCCGAACAACACTGTCCCAAGTGTGACGGAACGAACATCTTCTACAGTTTGATTACTGTGGGTGGGATGTTGTGCCGTGAATGCAACTACGGGTTTGTGGACAGTCGAAACCCAGTCACACGGGTGGAGGTGCCGACACAGGCACCTGCACCCGTCACGCCGAAGACGGTCAAGATTCCAGAGGGAACATACACGATCACCAATTTGAACAAGATGACTGGTGATCTTGACGAGGTTGACAACGATTACGTGACACTCCGCGTAGAGAAGGCAACGTTCATCAAGGATGAGGATAAGTTGATGGTGTCGTATCTTATGGGATCCGACAACGAAGTGTCATACAAAGGTTTCGCGTTTGTCAATGCAACCGGGATTGCGGTGTGGAGTCGATTCAAGAGTGATTCACGAATCGTTCAGGCTGCCAAGATCCTGTGGAACATTGCACAGCACGAGGCTGGATTGATTGACGCCCATGAACTGTTTCTCGAGGTTGCGGAGGCATACGCTTTGCGTAGCGGTCAGTGCATGCGTTGTGGTCGTAAGTTGACTGTACCCGCGTCACTGCATCGCGGCCTGGGTCCAGTGTGCGCCGGAATCGAAGGTGTGTAATGCAATATCCAAACAAGACAAAGGAGATGTAAGATGGCTGCAAAGAATGTGACAATCAAGTTCAAGAAGGAGAAGGAAACGAAAGGAACTTTCCGATACACGGAGGAAGGTGATGAGACGAAGGTTGGCAGTCTCTACCTCAAGAAGGCTGCGGCAACGGAACTGGGCAACCCAGAATCGTTGACTGTCGTTATCACGGCAGCATGATGGCGAGTGATGAGGCGTTTGAAACCAGTGAAGGTGAACTGCGGCAGATGGGTTGGCTCTCTCCTGAAGATCGAAAGATCATCGCGACGGGAGTTGACTATCTGGCGACGACTCATCACGAAGGTCAGCACACCGCAATGATTCAGCAAGGTATGCGCACAGTGACTGGGTGTGATGCCAAGAGTTGTAAGTATGCCACTGAACTACTGACGTGGCTTAAGACAGAAAGGACGTGAAGAATATGGTCACACCGACTGATGCACAGATTGTTAGCACTGCATTCACAGATGAACCGATGACACTGCAACAACTTGTCCATAGGACGGGTCTTACGAAGTTGCGCGTGAACAACGCGCTTGATGAACTGGTGGATGCAGGTCGCATTCACACAGGATCCAACAACACATGGAGCCTTAAGCCCATGAGAAGGAGTGCAACTGCAATGTCGAATATCCCAGTCCCACCATCCCCACCCGCTAAGAAAGCGCCAGCGGCTAAGAAGGCAGCCAAGAAGGTGCCAGCGAAGAAGGCACCTGCAAAGAAGGTGGCGAAGGCTGCCAAGAAGGCGCCCGCAAAAACAAAGGGAGTCGTCAAGAGCCACAGCGATATTGAAGAGCGTGACAACACCGCGCTTACGATTATCGCCAAGGCAAAGGACGGGCTCACGAAGGATGAACTGACGGAGGCCATGAAGTTGGAAGCCGGGTTGGTCAACATGTCCATCTACCGTTTGCAGCGTGACGGTAAGATTGCCAAGAACGCGGGTGTCAAAGGCGAAGGACGCCAAGTCAAGTGGGTTGCTGTTTAACCCAACAAAAAATCGGAGGGAGCAGGTCGTGGGACTACACGCGACCTGCTCCCTTTTGAATTGAAGGAGAGAAAGATGACATGTGAATTCAAAATTGAAGGTGAAGACGGAGAGAGTATGAATTGTGCTCTTGCGGAGAGTTGCACATGGCCTTCATGTGAATCACTCCCTCTTAACCCAGTCGAATTCCCACTGGGACCACCCACAATCAGCGGCACAGATGTTGTGAAGGACGTGGATCTTACTTAAGATCAAAGATGCGCGTTGCAGAGTTGCTGCACGACTGAAAAACGATTATTGTTTTGCTACTCGACTATTCGACGAACGACAAATGAAGGCACACTATGAACTGTATGTGTATGGGTCACCATGCAGTCAAATGAACCAATGGCCCAGTGGTGGGTAGTCACCTTTGGGTGGTTCATATTTCCAGTGTGGGGTATCGATGAAAACACATTGCAGTGTATGTGTGGTGATCCCGAATGTAAACGCCCTGGCAAACACCCACACTCACTTGCGCCGAACGGCCATAACTCCGCATCGAACAATCCTGCACAGGTTCAAGCGTGGTGGAACATCGCACCATACGCGAACATCGGTGTTGATACGGGACGTTCAAACTTGGCGGTGTTGGATAGTGATGGGAGTGAAGGTGTCACTGACTTGTTCAACATGCTGGCATCAATCGGCATCGATGAATTGCCATTGACGTTACGCACACGCACGGGCAGCGGTGGTGAACATCTTTTCTTTGACGCAACTGGTTATGACATCAAGTCGATGAATCGTTACTTTGAGAACAATGACGTGAAGGCCAAAGGTGGCTACGTCATTCTGCCGACGTCGTTACATCACACCGGCAATCGTTATGAGATCCTGGACAATGCATACCCGGCACCACTACCTGATTTACTTGCACAACGATTATTGACCGCGAAGAGTGGTGCAGCGTTTGAGAGTAGTCGAAAGCCAGGTGAACCGTCATACGATTTCAGTGAAGCGTGTAAGTACGGTGCTGCCGCTGGCTATCGTGATGACTTCTTCAATCGTTTCGCATTCAAACTGAAGAAGGATGGTCGCAATGAAGAGTATGCGTTCAATGAAGTCAAGCGTGTATGGGAACTGACTGAACAACCACAGAACGACCAGTTCACATTTCAGCAAGCAGTGGAAAAACTCATAAGAGTGTATCGTGACGATTCAGTGCAAGCAGATGAGATTCCAGAATGGCCCGCAGGATTGGCGGCGCCAGTTGCGACGGAATCTATTGCGGAACCAATTGGAATGCCGACAACATCCTCCAGCCTGCTCGAAATCATGGGAATGGCGCCACGTTCAGACGTTGGAAATGGAAACTTATTAGCGTGGCACATCAACACACGTTGGGTGTTCACTAATAAAGATTGGTACGAATACATCAATGGCTTATGGACGCAAGATGTGACGAATCGAATTGAACAAGAAGCAACATTAATGGCAAAACTATTACTTGCATTTTCGTATGATAACAAAAACGATCTTGAGAATGAAGACCGTAAATCACTTGTAACTTGGGCACTCCAAACACACTTTCGTGTAAGGATGCAAGCGATGATTAAGCAAGCCAGTAGTGATCCTAAAATTGCATGTAACATTGAACTCTTTGACCAGGACCCGTACATCCTCACAGCCAATAATGTCACTATCAATTTGCGAACGGGCGAAGGATATGAACATCGTCCTGAAGACATGTGTATGAAGGGAACAAAGGTTGATTATGTCCCTGGATTTCAAAGTCCGTTGTTTACTAAATACATCAATGCAACGTGTGCAAGTGATCCCAGTGAACTTTTATATCTGCAACGTCTTAGTGGTTCAATGTTGTGTGGTGAAACGTTAGATAAGTCGTTATACATGGCGATAGGACCAAAGAACACGGGTAAGACGACATTCATTAATTTGTTGTTGACTGTTCTTAATTCATATGCGATGTCAATCGACCCGAAGTATTTGATGAAACGTAGAATGCAAACTATTCCACCACACGAACGTGCCAATATGGAAAACAAACGTGTTGTCGTTTCAGATGAACCGGCCATTGGCGATTTTTTTGATGAATCGTTATTGAAGACAATGACAGGTCGAGGAACGATTACGGCTGACAAGAAGTTTAAAGACTCACGTACATTCCAAACACGCTTCACATTATTCATTGCTGGTAATCAAGCGCCCGCTGTTCATGACGAGGCTCTTAAGGCTCGCATCGTTGAAATTCCATTCGATCACGAACTAAGTTATGAAGATCAGAACCCAGAGATATCACGTGCAGCCACTGACCCAACATCGGATTTCTGTAAGGCCGCGTTAGCGTGGATGGTTGCGGGTTGTGTTGATTGGTGCGCACATGGTTTAGCCGAACGTCCAGTGCGGGTTGTGTTAGCAACAGAAGCATATTTGATGGACCAAGATGTCCTGGGTGAATTCATTGAGGAATGTTTGATATATGAGTTGGGTGCGCGTGTGACAGTGCAAGCAGCGTATAACGTGTATGCGCCCTGGACTAAAAGTCATAATGAATATGTCCTCACGAAAAAACAGTTCACAACTGATATGAAAATGCGTGGTGGTGGAATCAGTGTGATAAGTGGTTCTGGTCGTCACGGATTATGTGTCAAAGACTACAAGATCAATGAATCGGTTTTGGCGTGGCCAGGCCAGAACGTCTAGGTCATCCAGCCCAGGAAATCCGCCGGTTTTCGGCACTTCAGATTCGTAGTAATCAAATCCATCGCTGGTCAGCGTTAGAAACCAAAAAAACCATCTGAGCATTCACTACTTCACGCGATTCGTGTGACAAAGGTTGCTTCAAGCGACCTTATGACATCAAGCGACATTTTGATTTACAGTTGCATTGGAGTTTGCTGGTCGATTGTCTTGTGGTGATTCATCGGGTGGAGATTGGTTTTCCCCCTTCTCCCTTGCACCCCAACCCCTCACCACAACGACATGAGGGCAGTCGGCCAGTGAACTCTTCACTCAATCTGATCCCATAGATAATTCCAACGTGCCGCGGCCTTGTCAAAGTCACAAGCATTATTATCGACCAACTCCCAGATGAGTTGAAGTTCATTGTGAAGTTCATCAAGAAGGTGAGTAATCATAAGGACGTTATCGTCATCACCTAACTTACGCTGGTCAGCGTAAGGAAGCCACGCTGGTCATGCAGAGTATTTGGCTAGTGTTGACTTTTCCACATCTCTGCCTCGTGATAATCGAGTACCCAGTAGTGATGAACACCTTTGTGTCCTTTGTCCTTGCGGCATTGGTGCGCGGGGTATTTCAGATGAGTGGCTGAGCAACGTGGATTGATGGCACGTGAGTGCATGAAATAGACGTTATACGAATTTAGGAACTGGATGCTTCCGTTCTTTTTTCGGTATCACAGTCGTGTTCATACTGTTGTGAACATCTGTGGCGCACGACTTACACACACGATCACCACACTTGTCAGGGCATCCTTGCATTGCTTCATTGGTACTGCACATTGCACACGTCATAACAATCCTTCATCGAGTGGACCGATGGCTGTGACGGTTATTTCAGTTTGTGCAAGTGTCATCCATGTGCCATGTGAAGTTTGCATCTGTACACTACCTGGTGTTGCCTGTGCGTCCTCCTCGGTCCCGACCCTCACGCAACACATCGGCTTGCACACGTTCAAGACGGTCACGAAAATCTTTTCGGTCAACTAAGTCCATCTCTCTCCCTCTTCATTAGTTCGATGCAGCCCGCGTACCCAGCGATGTCAATGAGTGAATCACGTTGACCGCCACCATTGTTGTACCGGGCAATCTTCACACCAATCATACACAGTGCAACTTGTTCAGGTGTGACGTCGACACCAAGGATAGGACTCCACAATCCCGCAATAGTTGTGAATGATTGTAGTGGTGTGCCATAGTCTTGTTGACGTTCGCCATTGATGATTTCATCGGCTTCACGTAATACTGACTTTTCACTCATGGGCGTTCCTTGTCATGGCGTAGTTGGTGCCACCCGGTGAAGTTGGCGTGGTTGTGATGCTCATATGAATTGTTGTAATCACAAGCGAATGCCTGGTGCTCAAGTGGTGATGCGTGCATCGGGTTTGCGTTTGTGAGTTGCTCATAAAGGCGCGCATCAGCATCAAAGTCTTTAACGTCACCGGCGTGTAGTGATGACACACGCGCACAACGCGCCACACTCATGATTTGGCATTCGCCCAGTGAACGGGTGCGTGATTCTTCTTCAGTGACATAAGGCAAATGCCAGTACCGAAGTTGCGGCGTGCTCTCATCCATTGCTTGCTTCATCAGCACCGCCGCTGCACGAATCTCTGGTTGTGCCATTGGTGAACAACGCAAGCCAAAGAAGTTATCCCATTCAGTCGATGTGACCACAATGGTGTGCCACATGAATGGTTCAAGATAGCGGTTAAGAACTGATTTGTGAAGACGGTGTTCAGGATCAGGATGACGGTTGAGATAGATGATAATTGAATCAGTCGTATCCACAAGAATGTCACGAATAAGATCCTGTGCGTCACTCAAGTCTTGACCTTCCAGTTCACTGCCACCTTGCATACCCTTTTGTTCGCGTGGATGTGAGATAGGTAGTGCGGGTGATTCATCGATTCTGTCCAGTTGCTTTTGAATCGGAATGGCGCGTGAGGACGCAGAGTTCCTGGAGAAAACACGGTGCGTGTTGAATTCAGCCAACACGAATCGGTGAAGTGTCACTTCCATCGTTGTGATTCGTGCACCCGTGTAGATTGAATCTTCAATGATCTTGGCTTCTGTGTTCATGGCAGTACCACGTGTTCGCACTTATCACAACAACCGTCCTCACCCAGTCGTCTTTGTTCCATACACAAGTCAAGGATCGTATGACACGCGACACATGAACTTGTTCGATTCTCTTCCACAACACGCGCTTCATATTCCTTCCACGCAATCACAGCCGCTTTGAACAACACATTCGTTTCAAAGAGGTTGCCAATGTCGGCACCTTCGAGATGTGTGAACACTTCAACCATGTGTTTGATTTGTTGCGCCTGCACGTCAGGGCGTGTGTATTCACTGAAGACCTTTAACGCATCAATGAACACACTGTCAATCTGTTCTTGCAAGGCAAGAGTGGCGTGTGTTTGTGCCATGATGCTAAGTGCTACTGCATCCCAGTGATTATCTTCATCACGTGAAAAAACCAAATCATCCGCAGTTCTCAATAATCGTGCTGCTTCATGCACGTGAATCGCTACTGCATCTATTTCGTCACTCATCTGTTAGTCCTGCTTTCTTCAACACTTCACGTGTCTTCTTGACGTTGTGCGTTTTCTTAAACGTTGCATACGCTTCATCTAAGATCACGTTCACTTCCTTGGTTCGTTCCTCAATGTTGATAGGTTCATCAGACATTATCCACCTCATTAAGAATCAGTAGTAGTGATTCACTGTCGTTCTGCACTGCCCAGTTCCGCGCTTTTTCAATGATGTCCCGCAATCGCATGTCTTCATCAAGCCACGTGACGTTTTCATTGTTTTCGTGTCTGCACATGTGAGGAGGTTCGTGTCCTGCGGGTTCAAAGCATGAATGTCCCGCAGTCATCGCTTCACAAAGATTTCTTGAGCCCCACGTGACGTCACAACACTGGTGTGGACCGTCATGTCCTTTTTCTAACAAACACTGATGTGAAAAGTCTTCATTCTCATCATTGCATTTGGTTGCACGTTGTTGTGGGTACTCACCCTCAAATCCTTCGCGTGCAAATGACACTGGGTCGTCATTCATGTTCGTTCACCTTTCCTAATGATTCCACACCTGCATTTAATTCATCAACACCGTGACCGAGTTCGTGATCATTCGCTAACGCTGCCGCATTGGCAAAGTGCGTGAGCGCAACAGTGATGATCCCGGTCAGTTCCGCCACACGACAAGAATGACACGCGTGATGGTCCATGAACTCTTCGTCGTTGGCGTTGCCGCACAATCGACACACACCTTGTTCGAGTGATGTAGGTGCTAAGCGTGGATCATTCACCGGATACACGACCTTGCACTCTGAACAAAAGTACGCGTGAGTGAGTGGGTTCCTAACTTCATTCAGCAACGCGCCGTCATTCGGACACTGCATCATTTCCTCCCTAGGTTTCATTGCGCCGCCAGCCGTCCGGCTAGTTTGTCAAAGCCTTCACACACGACGTATCCAGGGCATGAAGGATCTTGTATCACTTTCACAAGTGTGGTGAATGTTGATGGGTCATAACAGCGTAAACATCCGAGTGTGATGTTGAGTGGATGTTCCTTGTCATTGATGATCCACATCCTGTGACCGAACAGTCGGCACCTATGATTGCGTTTCGTCATTTCAACTCTCCGTTTCAGGTGTAGGGGCGCTCATTCGCTAGTCAGCCTTTGAAATGACAACGAGCGGCTCGTCGTAATCGTGCAGAATGACGAGCGGCGTGTTACTGGACACGACCTCATCGAGGTACTTCTGCGGGTTGCGGACAAATTCCTCTAACTGAACATCAACCATTTGGGTTCTCCTTTAAGTCATCGGACAGACGGCGTATCTCGTCGTCGGCCCATTCTCCGCCAGTCGGTGTAGGGGCGCTGGAAGATTCAAGAATTGCGTCGCGTAGGAGTTGAGCGCCGTACCGCTCGTGAGCGATTGGCGTCCCAGTCTCGACCTTCCAAATACCATCAATCAATTCGTCCAACCGCTCCCTCGTTAGCCCTGTGGGGGCGCTGGAATATTCAAGAATTGCCCGAACTTCCATTTTGAAATCCTGCGCCTCGCCGTAAAAGTCGGCTGGATAGTCGGCAAACAACTTTTCGAGTTGCTCCGTTAGCCCTGTGGGGGCGCTCGAAAGTTCTTCGTCGGTTTCGATTTCTTCCCAATCTCGGCTCTTGATGTAGCGCGTCACGCCCTTGACAATCCGCTCAATGATGAAGTCCTCGCCGCCCCTAGACACAAATCCCCCATTCACTCGTTTCATAGTGTTCCATTCTGCACGTTGGAATTGATCACAGTTGCAACGTGTGCATCAAGATCACGGGTTGTTGTGTACTGCCAGTCGGAGGTGTCATCGAATCCGTCACCGTCATTGCATACACACTTCTGACCTTGGTGACACGGCCCACCATTCATATCGTGACAGAAGCACAGGCACAATCGTGTGTATGGGTCTGAGGTGATTTGTTTAATGAGTGCCGTCAGTGGTGGATTTCCTTGTGCACGCTGTTCAATGAGTTGTTGCAGGGCGTGGTTCTGGTGGTGATGTGTGATCACAACGCAACACCCGCCCTCTGAAGGATCTCATCAATTTGGTGTGTTGGTGCTCCGTCGTGAATTGCGTTGCGGGCTTCGTGAATGACGTTGAACATCTGTGTGTTCTTACACACCATACAGTCGTCGGGGTCCCAGCCTCCGCAGTTCTCACAGTCCTCTGCGGGGCGTGTGAGTGCCGGGTCATCAATGAGCCATGTTTCACCTTCCTCTGAACACCCGTAGAAATCCGGCTCACTGATACCTTCTACTAAGGTGAGTGTTCCTCCACAGCCTGGGTTTGGGCACTTCATGATGTGGGAGTGCTGGCCGCTTGAACCCTGACGCAGTGTGCACACTGTTCCTGGGACTTCGGTGCAACGGCTGCGGAACCGTCACGGCGGTACTGATTGCAAAGTGAAGAGTTCTCTCCCTCTGCAAAGATGTGTTGCTTACGCTTTGATGTCATTTCGTCTCTCCTTGGGTTAGTGAATCTTACTTGAGAGATTCTCAAGTAGGGCAACTATAGCGGGTTTCTTATGTGAAGGTCGCGGTGCGTTAGTGAGTGTTTAGAGTGATAAGTTTGTGAAGGGTTTATGAAGAGTTTATGACGGGACATCACCTGTTCACACAGTTTTGCAAGGGCTTATTTTGCTTGAGAGTGTTGAACAAAGTGATAAGGTTTTTGTGATATGACCTTGGAGAGAAATTAGCAGGTGAAGAAAGGATGTGTAGAAGAGTGATATGAGTGATATGAAGTTGAGAAGGGAGAAATGATGTGTATCACTCTGAAGACTAAATAAAAACTGGAAGGTGATACATATGATATGAGTGATACATAAAAATAAAGATATACGTTAGAGGAATTTTTATATATATATAGATAGATACACTTTAAAACGTATCACACGTATCACACGTATTAAAACCCGTTTGATAATTAGCGTTTGGTTGTTGGGTGATGTATCACGGTGATATGAACTATGTATCACAAGAGATTTTTGAAGGAGGAGGGAGAAAAAAGGGAGGAAAACTCACTCGTGTGGCCTTGTTGGGTGAATCCCAACCCTAGCGCGTGCAGTGTTTTTCTCTTGTGTTGAAACTCTCTTGTGATCACTAAAACCTGTTAGACTGATTCCAAGGCAGTAACTACAGAAAGCAAGTAAAGTTGAAATGACAAAGAATCCCGAATTAGAAATCACCTGGCCCGTCTCATACATCAACGTTGACAACTTCTATGGGTCCACCAAGAAGGAAGCGATCTGTTGGGACTGCTTCCATTATGATGCACAACACAGTGATGACCTCGAGTACAATTCCTCGGGTCGGAATTCGTATGATGACAAGACGTCAACCTTCACATCACCAGTGGTGTGCAACACTTGTGCAAAGACGCTTGTCACACTCAAGCCCAACCCTTACACGATTCCCGAACTGCCCAACCTGGGTGATGTGAAGTTTTCGTGGGTGATGACGAAGGCACTTGACAATGTGTTCACTGACGCTTATGTGTTTCACAACACGCAAGTGTGGAAGACCGCCAACCCAGGCAAGGAACCCACGTTTGAAGACCGAGGTGTGATGTACACATACCCAGACTTCTACTCAGCACACAAGTGCTGGCTGGAGAATGTCACCTTTCAGAAGTTGGGTGAAATCAAGAAGGTGTTGGCGGAGTACTTGAACGGCCTCACCACAAAGGTGACCACTGGGATTTCCACGAATGCCGGGAGTGCCAAAATGAACCTCAAGAAATTGGGTGTGGAACTGGACAAGCAGATGGCACGTGCGTTTGAAGAGGCAGTGAACACACGTGAGGAGGCCATCACACGTGCACGTAAGAGCACACTGCAATTCGGTGAGCGTGATGTGTACGAAATCCGACTTGTGGAAGATTCAAATTGTGGGATGGTCAAAGTGGGTGCGTTCAACATGACACCTCAAGGATCCTCCAAGTGGGTGAATACACATTCCGAATTCTCACGTGAGATCACCGTGTACATCACTGTGAACGCTGATCGCGAAGCGGAGATGGCGTTTCAGCAGGACATCATTTCCAAGGAGGATGGAGCGTGGGTCCGTAACGGACACGTTTCTTCATCGCTTGATGAGGCCATTGCGAAGGCAAAGGAAATGTTGCAGGTGCAAATCGACGCATGTGAAACAAGCGTTGACCAGAACGCCATCTACGCAATGGAAGCGTTGCGGACTGCGGGGCTTTCATTGACCGCGTAGCAGTAAGCGCCCGTGTGGCGCTTTGGTGTACTGGTCATGCCCTTGCCCAGTGCATCAAAGGACCACCCGGTTCGATGTACCCACAGAAAGAAACGACGAAATGACGAAGAGAACAGTAGTGCAGACTGACCAGTGCGCCGACATTGACGCAGAAGCGCGTGCGTTGACTGCGCGTGGCTACAAGATCATGCTTGACAGTAGGGAGATGTTTACATCAACGTTCATGGATGCAGAGGATGCAGGTGAAGTGAGTGTAGATAGTCTTGGGTTTACCTGGTACTTAATGACTGCAACGGAACGTGAAGAGCGTGCAATGATGTTGGTTCAGTTGGCCCAGGTATGGATTGACGCATGAGTACCACTGCACGTCGTTACTACGTATGGTGCGACCAGCATAAGTACATTGGTCACCCTTATGCAACACGGGATCTACCAGCGTTACACGCACACGCACATGACGTAGAATTTCACAAGAGTGTTATTACGGCAAAAGTGATGAGAGGACCAAAGCGATGAGCAAGCAACCCAAGTTGCTTACACACACACGCCTAGCCCAGACGGGCTGTGTGAATGTTTACCCATCACTCTTCACCTCCCACACCCGGCTTCGTAAATTTTTTCACCCACCTTTTCAAAAATCACACTCTCCCCTTCCCAAAAATTTTTCACCTCCCAAAACCCAACAGATTCACCCAAGAGAAAGGAACACAGTATCATGCCCAAGCACCCACAAGGAAAGTCCGAGGTTGAACCTCCCGACTTCATGATTCACTGCCGACCACACTTCTTCGAACTGCAACCCAGGTATGAAGTGATGATCATTAACAATGACACGGGTGAGGTGCTACATCACCAGACACTCAACACCAACCTCACGCCGTTTCCCAACGCACTGAAAGCCTACCTCCATACACACGGCTACCGACGCACCAACTCCTTCACACGGGTGAATGCGGACGGCCTCACCTTCGCTGCCGCGGAGTTCAAGGGAGTACCTGTCCTCACCGACGCAGAGGTTGAACGCCTGGGCGTGTTGTGATGAGTGACAACAACGCAGCCATCACCATCACCCAGACGTACCTCGAGGAACTGGAACAGAAGTTGAAGAACACACGTATGTCAAAGGATGCCGCGTACCGTGTGAATGACAACGGGATGTATCACTACTTCACCAACGAGGAACATGGTCTTATGGGTGCGCAAGACGCAGTGCAAGTACTCCTAAGTAAGTTTGAGAACGATGATAAGAGGATGCTATGACCAGTAACGCCAAAGCAATCACGATCACCGAGGCTCACATCACCAAGGCCGAGGAACAGTTGAAGGAGATCCGTCTCACAAAGGATGCCGCGTACCGTGCGGATGTGAATGACTTGTATGTCTTCACATCCATTGAAGAGAAGGAGAAGGTCGCGGCAATCAATGCGTTGCAGGTTCTCCTCACAGACCTCGAGGCGATATGAACAAGGTGAACACTCTCATTCATCCACTGGACCGATGCGCGAACTGCAACCTTTCCATTTACAATCATAAGTGGCCGGCGAGAGTTCACTCACACTCGTGTAAACATTTCATCAGTGTTGAGATGATGTGCTATCTCCTCCTTGATCTTATGCGCACCAACACGATTGAGGCGTTGAAGGATTCACCAACACGAGTGACACGGGAGATGATGCAACCCAGTATCGAAAAGAATCACCTCATCATGCTTGAGGCCAAGAAAATGTTGCGGCGATACTAATGTGGAACATACCCACACCACTTGCCGTCATCCTTTGCATTGCCATTGGCGTCCTAAACGCCATCATCCTTGGAAGGATCAATAAGCGATGACACAGAGCCAACACCCAAGCCAGCAACCTTGCAATCATTCATATCAACGTGAGGACGGGTACACCTATGATGTGTATCGCGGTCGCTGTCCTAAGTGCCACAAACTGATTCGACCTTTCTCCTTCTACTGGTGGCACACGTTAGAATCATTCTTTCACCTCACCATACCCATGTGGGTGAAGAAGACGTGGTGGATTTATTTCACAGGTCTCTATGGGTGGTTGATCACGGGTGACATATGGCGTGGTGATTATCGAGGCGCCCTGGAATATGTCCTCCTTGTTACATTCATCATCTGTCTCGACTGGCCCAGGGTCAAGAAATGGTTTAAGCGATGAATCTTTTACACACCAAAGAATTCGAGGCGTTCCTTCGCAACAAGGACAACGACCATATGTATGTGCGTGTTCATCGAACGTGGCGGGACGGTATGTGTAGTGTTGTGGGCATCAACGGGGAGTCGTCGTTCATCACGTTCAAACTGTCCAGTGACGCACTTACATTTGCCCAGAAGGAGGTCAAGAAACTGATCCGCAAGGGATACCGCCAGGTGGCGATTCCCACGCCACGATAGATTGACGTGTGCAGCACCTCCTCCGACACATTCACACGTTCATACTGAATCTCCCGGCGGGTTTTGTCGGTTACGTGATAGGAGTCGTGGTCACGACTGTCGCGTTCCTGATATTGAACGCCCGCCAAACGGGCCAAAAATAAGCCAAAAATAGGCCATTTTAGTGATCATTAACCTGCTAGTATTTAGTCAAGGCAGTAACCAAGGAAAAAAGGAAGGTTTCAAAATGACCCGCAAAATGATTCACGCAGTAATCTGCGAAACACCTGGATGTGACTTCGAGTTTGAAGAGCGTTCTGTGTTCCCAAGCGACAAGTGGTATGACGCTTCAGAACACGACATCGAATTCAATCACACCGTTCGCCTCGTTCACGCGGTGGCTTAATCATGTCAATCAAAAATCACGAAGGTCAGGAGATTCGCGAAAGCGACCAGATCATCTCCTTCTCCGGTTCACGTGCACCCAAGGTCATCGGGTACATCGTTGGATTTAGGAATGGCGCATTCGGCCAAGAGGCTGTTGTTCGGATGCAGGATGAAATGCCAAACGACAACATCTTCATTTACTCGTTGACTGAACTCTGCCTTTATGCAGAAGCCGGTCACGGTAGCACAGTCAGCGTCAACACCAAGACCAAATGGTTCGTGGCCTAATGCGTACCAGCGATTCCTCATTCACATCCACACTTGGCTTGACGATGAAATTGATAAGGAGACACGATGAACGCCAATGATCTTGCCAAAGCAATTGAAGGCATTGAGGAACTGGAGAAGTTTCACGCTGAACAACACGACTCACCATATGATCAGGTGGATGAACAGGCTGCAAAAGCCATCACGATGTTGCGTAAACGATTGTCACATGAGATTGTGAGGATGCCATGAGTGATCCCATCACAGGCCAGCCTTTCGCCGTTGGTTCGTATGTGCGTGTCAAGAATTCACCCAAGATCTTTGGTGAGGTTGTCAGTTGTTTCAAGAAGTCGTATGATGAGGACCGTGAGTGGGAAGTTCAATTTCAGTCAATGCGATATGAACACCCACTTGCATACTGGTGGTGGCAGGTCGAGGCCGCGACGACTGACGGACGTAAAGTTGAACCATGCATACACGGTGAAGGAAATGATTGGGAGGAATCATGACACCGGAACTTCCAATCGACCTCAACCTGATTGATCACGTGGCATTTGGAAGCGGTCCCATCACGTTGCCAACCCGCAAAACATGGGACGAATTATCGGCACGTGCCGGTCGCAACGACATGCCTGGCATCCTTGCAGAGGCCATACTGTCTGAATCACTGTCACACGTAGAACTGGCGAAAGGAATTGCATCCACATGGGTACTGTGTGAATGGCCGGCAAGAGCAATTGAAATTCATGTGTGGGAATACATTTTCACAATGGTGTGTGACGGTGGTTACTACCTCAATGATGATGGCGACGTCAAGAGTCACGAGGATCTCCCAGAGGAACTGATCTTGTACCGCGGTTGCCTTCCAGAATTCAAAGAGGGTATGTCATGGACCACTGATAAGGAACGGGCCGTGTGGTTCGCGCATCGTCTTGATCACGGCAACAACATCGGACATCTTTACACCTGCACCATACCACCACACATAGTGCTGGCGAAATTCGACGGGCGTGGAGAGAATGAAATCGTCATTGAAGTATCGCAGTTGTTTGAAGACGACATCGAAGAAATCGATGAGTCCACAGAAAAGAAAGAAGGATAAGAAATGAAGAAAGTATTATTCACAATCACAATGGCGTTGGCGGTCCTATTGCCCACGACCATTGCCAGTGCATCACCGGCATCTAAGTTTAATAAGTGGATACTGGCAACCAACCCAATCATCCAAAAGTTCTTACGTGATAATCACACCCTGGGCGTCATCTTGAATTCAGGAAACGTGACGGGTGCAGTGCGACAACTCGCAATCCTCAGTCGTGATGGCACCTCACTGGGTACACACACGAATAGTGGTGACTTACTATTGAATGTTGACATAACACTCTTATCACGTTCCATCATTCACATGACGGGTGTTGGTATGAACACACTCGCCGGTGGTTACGGTGGGTCATTTAACCCGTGGACAAATGCAGTTCGCACCGTGACAGTGAATGAAGGACACGTCACTGCTGACCTGAACTATGACGCTAAGAAATTTGGGTTGGCATAATGAAGGCTCTTAAGATGAATGTGGACGGCAAGACTGAAGTTGTAGCATTCACAAATGCAACGTGTTACAAAACGTTGAATGAAGGTGTGAACGGCTATATCCAATGTGTTCGCTTACATCACCTCAACGTTGACATGTGGGTGAATGAGGAAGGGAAGTTACGTGATCTTCCCACAAACGACCAAGCAACACTGATGTGGGTACGGTCATACGGACCCACGGATGTGATTAAGGGTAATGTGGTCTTCACTTCACATACGAATTCCATGGGCAACACTGTTGGATTAAGTGATGAACAGATTGAAAAGATTAAGAAAGAGATCATCGACTTTCTTAAGGTCACGATCATCAGTCTTGACGACATAGTAGAGTTGTAACGACGAAAGGACGAAATGAATATGATTTACAACGCACTTACATATTTCTTTTGGCACGCATTCTTTGTCATCGGAACTCTCTCAGCAATCGGTGTATGCATCATCGGCATAAAGGAAATGCGTGGCAACTGAACTTCACACGCACATCACAGCAATAACGTTGTGGCGCACTGAACACGGTGCAACTATTTTCAAGGCAGTGTGTACGTGTGGAAAGTGGGAAGAGCAGCGAACTGATTCATCCATCATTCTTGACAAGTGTGTTGCACACGAACTCTCGAATCTGGCGAAGGACATAAACCTATGGAAAGAAAGGAATGAAAAAAATGGCAACGACTGAACAAACGAAACAAGAAAAAATCAATGAGATCGACCAGAGTTTGAATCTTGCACGTGTCCAATTGGGTGAGGCGAAGTTTGTCTTGGGTAAGGGCGACACAGAGCAAGTGAAGTTCTTGACGAATCGCACCATCATTGAACTGAACAACATCCTCACGAAAGTTGAGGGTCTGTGAGCGACAACTCATCACAGCATTATGTCCCAGTGAAGTGTGAGTGTAGTCACAAGGACAAGAAGCACATTGGCGGAAAAGGTCCTTGCACAGTACGTGATTGTGACTGTGATGAGATGCGGGCAGTGCGATGAGTAAGCGTTCACGCAAGAAGGAAGTAAAAAGAGAAGACAAAGTATTCCGTAAGTCAGTGAAACGTTATGAACGCTTTTTACAGGACCAAAGGAATTGGACGAAAGGACGGAGTGATGCAAGGAGATAGGAACGAGACGGAATGGTGTGGTCTTAAGGAAAATGATCCTGTCTTAGTGTCAGGAATCAAAGGACAGTTTCTTTTCGACTACGTGAGGATGGATGGTGACAAACCCATCTGGGTTTCCGTCACACGTGCGAAGACGGACAAGAGGCAAGGAACTCGGATGGTGACACCTGACAGGATTGGTGTTCAACAAGGTCGTGGCATGAGGATGGTGCTGCAATGACGAGATCAAAGTATGTGCGACGTGACAACACCACGCCAACGAAATCAGCGATGAAGACGCGACGGGAACAGCGTCGTGCACGCAACAAGGCAGCACGCGCCAGTCGGAAGAAGAACCGATGAAGATCTGCGGAACGTGTAAGAAGCCTGTGGCTTATATTGTCACACGCACATCCGGTCTTTGGCGTCACGGCACTGGGAACTGGCGATGTGCACCTCCTTTCATAGGTGATGCCAACACATCGCAGATTGAAGTGCGAATGGCGAAGTGTTCAGTGTGTAAGACTGAAAAACCCACAAGCGAATTGGAGGGTGACAAGTTATTGGTGCATCATACGTATCTTGATCACGACGATTACTGGTGTGGCTGTGTGGGTGGCGACTGATCTTGATAGTTTTTTGATAAACGACGAAGAGATGAAGGGAGGTGAACTGTGAACAACGCGATGTATGAAGTTGCCTAGTCGCCAATCGAAGGAGTCCCATGACTCGCAAGATCATAGCAACGCTTTTCATATGTTTGTTGGTGGGCTTTGGAAATGTTCAGATCTCCAGTGCCCACACTACGCATTCAACGCATCACACAGCGACAGTGCTGTGGTACCAACCACTTTTACAAATTCCTCATTCATGGATGCCAGCGATTAAATGTTTGATGATGGCGGAATCACGTTCCACAACTGCACACCCGAATCTTGGTGACAATCGTTCACCAGCAATAGGACAGTATTCGGGAATCTTTCAGATGGGCAATTACGTTGGTGGCGTGTGGGATACTTACGCAATGCCACGACTACATGTGCAAATCTGGAATGCAACACCATACCAACAAGCCGAAGGGTTCGTGGATGTGTTGCGGTACGACGGTGGATTTCATCCGTGGCATGGTGATGGGTGCATCTACCCTAATTGAGGTGAGTCACTCTTTGTTGTGATGACGTGCTATTGTTGGCGTCATCACGACATAGGAGTGTCACAATGGCCCTTGTTTATCTCACCGCAACAACGGCAAGTGCAGCAATGGACGCCGTTGTCCCCGCCTCAACAAACATGGCAATCAGTTTGCATATCAGCACTGGCCCTGGGAACACGGGTGCCAATGAATGCGCAGGTACTGGGTACGCATACCAGCAAGGACAGTTCATCGCTGCGGTGTCGGGTGTTAAGACCGGACCCAACGCCGCGGTGTCGTTCACATCGACCGCATGGACCGGCACCATTGGTTATTTCGGTGTATGGGACACGACACACGCAACATGGAAATGCGGAGGTGCACTGACCGCGACACTCACACCGCCATCATCATGCACCATCGTCATTGCCATCGCTGGACTTTCACTTTCGATTCAAGGCTAAGGAGACAAGATGTCAGATGACGTCATCAAGACCAAGGTTGGTGTCGATGCTAACGGCATGGACAAATTCAATTACAACTGGAAGGATCATCCAGGAATGCAGGATGTCGATCCTCGCAACCACACGCACATCGCAATCGTTACTGGACCACTAGGCGGCAGTGTGTCGTTGGCCGATGGCACGTCATATGATATGACGGAGACGTTGATTGTTGTGCCAGTGAAAGACGCTGACGAACTGGTGACGAAGATTCACGACGTCCACCGTCTTGCCGGCCTCACCACCGAACCGACACCCACCACCGCGGAAGTGAAGGCCAAGCGAATGGCCAGTGCGGAGGAAGCGGCAGTGAAACATGGGTTGCCACCCGCGGCTGTGACACGATGACGGACACTGCACTCGTCACTCTGACGCCAGCACAGGCGACCACAGCACGGGCGAACGGTTTCACCGTCTATTCGACAACGGTGAATGGTGTTGCACTCGAATTGGCGTTACCTAGTGCAATCGTTGTGACGCCACCTCCGCCTCCACCTACACAGACGTTTACGGCAACGCAAGTTGGCACTAGTCAGATTCAAGTTGCCTGGGCCGGGTTCTCACCAGTCAAGATCGGACGTAATGGTGTGGATTCGAATGGCACTGGTCCTTGGAGCACTGCAACGCTGACCGGCGAACCATCCACCGGCACGTTCACGTTCAACAGTCTTGTGCCGGGTAATTCGTACATCCTCACGGCGACGAAAGCGGATGGCACAGCGATAACGACCGCCATCACGATGTCCGGTGGTGTAGTAGTGACGCCACCGCCTGTCACACCACCACCGAACTCGGGTACCTACCCCCTGGGAATTGATCCCTACCCTCTAGGCGTGGGTGAGTCAGTGATCAAACTGTTTGACTTCAAGTCAGGTCTTAACACAACTGACTTCGGCGTGTACAGCGGTAAGTCACAGCCATCTAATGGACAGTTCGTCACCATCAATACCACTGTTGTTGGTGGTGAATTGAATCTTAAGATGAACCAGAATCCGAGTCTTGGCACACCAGTGAACAACAATGAAGTTGGCGCGGGCGTTCAACTCATCTCACACACGATGCAACCGGGTCAGCGCATTGAGTTTGCGTTTAAGAATGTTCCGATGAATGGTGCATATCAAATCGGTCTTCTGTTCGCGGCTGACAACGTGTGGCCGGGTCACGGCGAAATCGACATTCTTGAACAAGATGACGGTGGTGCGTTTAAGAGCACCGTCATTTCCAATGCGGGTAACCCGCAAAAGGCTGTCCCAACCACCAACGCCAGCGCACACATGATGGCACTCGCGTGGACCACGGACGGACACCTGCGTTTCTATCTCGACAACCTCACGACACCGTACTGGGATTTTCCAACACCACCCGCACCGTTCGGTGCAGCCGGTCTGAACTTCTGTTTGCAGACCCAACAGGAATCCATCTTCAATTCACCGGGTTTGACAAGCGATGAAATCGTTGACTGGGTTCGTTTGGTGAAGTTGGCATGAACACTCACGGAGCCGTCGATCTTGCACCAACCAAAGCAAAGATTGAACTAGGTCGTTTTCACGACCCATCGATTGAACGGATGGCGGAGATTGCGCACGACTTAAACGCCACAATGTATTCAGGTGGATGGGTCAACTTGTTGAACTTTGATTCGCCTGAACAAGATACGGCGGTCACGCCTAAGAACACCTTCACAACAATGGCAGACATTTGTAATCCGCAGCGTCCGTTCATCCCGGCGAACTCGGTGAAGACCGGAACGATCTTTCGCATAATGGCGTGGGGGACCGTCGGTTCGGCGGCCGGCACGGCGACGACAACGATGGGACTGTACCTGAACGGTGCCGCAGCCGGGACGCAACTTGCCGTCACAGCCGCACAGACACCGGCAACATCAACTGTGAACTGTTGGAATATGGACACGCAGGCTCGTGTCGTGTCAATCGGCGCAGCAGGGACCATCGTCACCATCGGAGACGTCATGGGAATTAACGCCACCGCGACAACCGGTGTGCTGATGCCCGCAACACTTCCTGCGGCAGCGGCCTTCAACACAACACAGGCGAACAGCATTACCATCGCCGCATCGTGGAGTGTGTCGGCAGCGGGCAACACCTACTCCGTTCATGGTTTCACCGTGGAGCAATTGAACTGACGTAAGTCATGACAATCAACAAGGCCCAAAGTACCGGCACTGGTGCAGGATGGGGTGCGTCACCGATCTCCGTCACGCTGAATAATGTCGCTCCTGGCAATGCACTGTTTTTTGCAATCAATATCCAGGGCGGCGCGGGACTTGGTGTCTCTGGCATTACGGACAACAACGGCAACACGTGGACCAAGATAATTGCATTTCCCGATAACACCGGCTATGGCAACCAAGACACAGAGTTGTGGTGGGTCAAAAATAATCAAGTTGGCGGAACGGTAACCCTCTCGGTCGCGTACACCGGCACACCCTACGGAACTGTCGGCTCATACAACATCATGGTGTGGTTTGCAGAATTTCCCAATGTAAAAGCGGTGAACACATCTGGACTCGCAACAGGTACATCAACTGCACCACTGTCATTGGCGATAGGAAGCAGCACCGGCACTAACACTCTAATAATTTCACTGGCGTCTCTCACAACCCTGAACCTGGGATCACCAACCGCGTCACCAACCGCGCCGTGGGTCAATGAAGTAATCCCTGGCAGTGTTGGCAACGACCTGTTCATTGCGTGGCAGGTCATGACGTCGTTTACCTCAGTTCAAGCGTCATGGACCCTGGCGACCAGTGGTATATGGGCAGTGTGGGCTGTAGCACTCACACCGGAACCATTGTTGTCTGCATCACCACCGCCGCCGATTGCATTTGGACCACCGATTGGACCGCCCCCTCTTCGGGCGTGGCTTTTTGGCCCACGAGTTAATTATGATGCGGGTGCAAACGTTGCGACACAAAACGCTGCGGGTACTTTCGCCGGGACATTCGGCACCACTGGTATCCTTGATGTATTGGTGGCAGGATCATTCTTAGGAACATACACCGATTCAACAAGTCCTCTCACTATCCCAATCACTGCATCAGTCACATATAATTATTCAACGGTTGCCGCAGTGAACCTTGGTGCTGCGGGTTTGTTCGCTGGTGCATTCACAGAGACAAGTCAAGTGAACCTTGATGTGGCAGGATCGTTCTTAAGTTCATACACGACGTCAACGAGTGTTCTTACGATTCCCATTACCGCTACCGTCACGTATAACTACACATCCACGGGTGTAATCGCGTATGGCGTTGCGGGTTCATTCACCGGGATGTATGCAGCAACGACCAGTGTCCTCACCATGCCGGTCGCTGCTACTGTCACATATAACTACACAGCAACAGGTGGCATTGCGTTTGGTGTTACAAGCGCTGTGACGTATCTGTATTCCACGACTGCCACTGTCGCGTTGGGCGTCTCAGGCGTGGCGGCGTACACGTATAGCGCAACTGGTGCGATCATATTCATTGAAGCGGGTACGTTCCTTGGCACGTATTCAACTGCGGCAACAATCGCACTGGGTGTGAGTGGTGTTGGTGCATACACATACAGCACATCAACAAGTGTCTTAACGTTCAAGATCGCCGGCACTGGTGCATACACGTACAGCACATCCACAAGCACTCTTGTCTTCTCTCTCACTGGCACTGGTGCATACACATACTCTGCGACTGGTGGTGTTGGGATTGCGGTTACAAGTAGCGTCATGTATAACTACACAGCCAGTGGTGCGTTGATTCCGCAAGTCACAGGTGTCGTCACATACAACTATTCAGCAACAGGTGCAGTGGCACTTCGCGTGAGTGGCACGTTCACTGGAACATATACCACAAGTGGGAATGTTGGGTTAGGTGTTGCTGCGTCAGTGACATACAACTATTCCGCGACAGGCAGTGTGATATTTGTTCTTGCAGGAACAGGCGCGTATACATTCACAAGCACTGGTGCCATCGCCTATGGAGTGTCTGGTGCTGCGACATATAACTACACCGCGACAGGCGTTGCCACGTACATTGTTAGTGGCGCATTCACTGGCACGTATTCGACGAGTGCAACTATTGCGATTAGTGTGGGTGCAACATTTGCGGGTACTTATCAAAGTACGGGTCTTGTTGTCTTCCCAGTGTTGGGAACCTTCGCCGGAACATACACAACCGCGGGTAATGTGTCGGCTGTCACCATCATAGGTGCAAGTCCAGGATTCGTAGGTGCATACACGACAGCAACGAGTGGCGTCACGTATGGAGTGACAGGAACGTTTGTCATGTCATACACTTCCAGCACGAGTGTCTTGACCATTCCTATTGCTGGTGTAGGAGCATACACTTACACCGCTGCCGGCGTACTGAAAATTCCAATCACTGGCACCACAGCGTACACATTCACAAGTAGTGGTGGTGTGGTCTTCATGCTCACTGGCACGTTCGCTGGTTCGTACACATCAACGAGTACTCTTGGAATTAAAGTGTCAGGTGCAGGTGCATACGTCTTCACTAGTAGTGGTGCTGTCATTATCCCAATCACAGGTGCGTTCGCTGGTGCATACACAGAGACGAGTCACATTGGTCTGCAAGTTGGTGGAACATTTGCGGGATCATACACAGAGACGAGTCACATCAGTATTCAAGTAAGCGGAACGTTTGTGGGATCATACACGTCAACAAGCCAAGTTGGAATTCGAGTAAGCGGAACGTTTACGGGATCATACACATCTACCGCTAGCGTCACTCTTCATATTGCTGGTGTTGGTGCGTATACATTCACTAGTGTTGGTGCACTCGTCATTCCAGTCATAGGAACATTCACAGGATCATATGCATCAACCGCAACTGTCACTCTTCATATCGCTGCCACGTTCACTGCATCATATACATCAGTAGGACAAATTGCTATTGGTGTGAGTGCCGGATTCATTGGTTCATACACATCAGTTGCAAACATCACCATTCATATTGGCGGAACTGGTGCATACACTTACACTAGTGCTGGTGTTCTTATTGCACTTATCACAAGTACTATTGCGTATGTGTACACAGGAACAGGAACGGTGATACTGCACGTCACTGGTGGATTCATCGGTTCATATACATCCACTGGGCAAATCAACATCAAAATAAATGCAAGTGGCACGTTCACTGGTTCATACACGTCAACCGCGACTGCATCTTTTCTTACTGTCCCAGCGGGTCTGTTCATTGGTCTGTTCATTGGTGCGGGTGTCCCAAATCGAATTGGTCTTCTTTTCTTCATCGCTGCTACTAGGATGACGAATCGTCAGGCCACGGGAACATACACAATGAATCGTGCAGTGACTGAAACACAGATGAAGAGTCGTCAAGCCACAATGACACGTACAACGAATCGCGCAATCGAAAAAATTGAAGACGCTACAATCTAAATGAAGCGAGGACACAGTGGCTATTACATATCTTGAAGACAATGTGATTGAATTTGAGATGGTGTTTGTCGACCCTGACAATAATGATGCTCCTGTCGATCCTACTGTTGTGACTGCACAATTTTGGTTTTCACCTGACACTGTCACTGCGTACACTGCATACGGTTCAGTGATCACATATGCCGGTGCTATCATATCCGCAGTGAACGTCATCAGTCGTATGTTGAATGCCGATGGTGTGTATTGCTATCGTGTGAGGTTCGATACCACTGGTCTTCCTATTCCTGTAGGTGTGCAATACGCTGGTGCACTATGTAAATGGAAGTCAACAGGTTCAGGACAAGCGGCGGACAACGACTATGCTCTTATCGAAACAAACAACTAAGGAGATATGATGTCAAAAGTTAAGGGTGGTAAAAGCCGAGGTAAGGGTGGCGGCGCAAAAGTCGTCAATGACACCACACAGGCTGGTAAGGGCAAGGGCAAGGCGACCAAGGCAATCGGAACGAACAAGGATCCTGCGGGCGGCACACCCGACGGCAACACAACTCCCGCAGTGAAGAAGGGTGCACTGGGCGCAGGAAAAGAATAACGTCACTTTGCTATAGTGCGAACTACCAGGAGGTGATGTAGTGACGGCGTGTACCAACCCAGCGGTGGTTCGCGATGAGAACGGCGAAACGAAACGCGACATCCTCACCGGTGAACCGCTGACGCGTGAGTGTCGTCACCACGCACTGATTGGAACTGACCCACCTAAGTGTTTGCAGCACGCGTCACCGATGGAACGTCAGAAGCGAATGCAAGACACGTTCATGGCGCGACATAGCAAGGACGTCTTACAACTTCTGCAAGCACTTGACATTCCTGATCTCAATCCTATGGATGGGTTGCTTGAGGCTGTTCGTGTGAGTGGTGGCATGATGCGAATGTTCCAAGTGTTGGTCAGTGAACTTCCAGAAGGTCCACGTGTTGAAAACAAACTTATCGATGGTATCATGACCGAGGTTGTGACATCAGGTGTATGGGGATACGACCACAACATGGACCAAGCGCCTCACGTACTCATGAATCTTTTAACGATGTGGACCGACCGTTACACACGTGCATGCAAGATGGCGATTGACGCGGGTCTCGATGAACGCCTCGTGCGCAACGCAGAAGTTACAAGTAACACACTCCTTGGTGCGTTCGACCGTGCGCTTAAGGCAGTGAACTTGACTGAGGAAGCACAGATGGCGATTAAGCAAGCGATGGCACAAGAAATTCGCAAAGCAGTGTCACCACAATCAACCCCTATGGAGGTTTCAGCATGAGTATGAACCCACTCAATCCGGTGGAAACGAATACACCGCTTACACCCGCACCACCCTGGGGGCGTGGTGTGACAGCGGATGCACAACTTGCCGCCACGTCAGAGATGGTGAACTACGCAAAATCCGGCGCAGTGGTTCCTGCAGGCACCACAATTTCAAAGACGTTCGACTTGAATGTTGATGAATCGTATGAATCACAGTTAGTTCTCGATGTCAACATCACCGCAGTATCGGGTGGCGACACATTGACTGTGCAAATCAATGGTAAGAATTCAGATGGCACCACATATCCGATCCTCACCAGTGCTGCACTTGCCGCTGTTGCTGTCACCACATTGCGCGTGGGTGCAGGATTCACTCCTGCGGCAAACCTTGCGGCGAATGACATGCTGCCCAATGACATACAAGTTGTTTGCACTGTGGCGGGCGGTGGTGCAATCGCGTATGGTGTTGACTTGGAAATTGGTTGACAGTGACAACGGAACCGACTAACGGCGGCGCACCACCCCGCATTGACCCAACGGTTGTTACCAAAGAAGCAATCGACATGGCGAAGGAAGACCTACGTCGTGAGATAGCCGCAAGCAAAGAACTTACTGACTTATCGAGAGATTCACTTCGCACCGAAGTCATGAGCGACATTCGTCGTGTGAATGATGTGGCCGACCAAAAGTTCGACAGTGTTGCACAACGATTTGAGGAACGTGAAATACGATTCAATACTGCAGTAAGAGAAAATCGAGTCGCGTTGGATACTGCCCTTGCTGCAGCGAAGGAGGCGGTTGAAGTGCAGAATAAATCAGATGCATTGAGTATCACTAAAGCCGAGGTCGCGACACAGAAGCAAATCGACGCACTCGTGGAACTCTTCAACACGCGCACCGATTCACTCAACATTCAAATCGGTGACGTGAAGAGTCGGCTCGACCGTGGCGAAGGCACGGTACACGGTGAAGATAAATCTGCTGCACAACTGACTGCTGAGAAAGCGCAAGCCACTGCAAAAACAAGTATGTTTATTGCTGCGGTTGGTGGTGCAGCATACCTCATCTATCTCGTTCTTGCAATTTCAACGAAAGGAAAGTTCTAATGTACATAGGTGGCGGATTAATCGTTCTCATTCTCATCGTTGTGTTAATCGTTTTTCTTGTTCGACACTAAAGGAGGCATCATGACCACCACAGAGCCAACGCCTACACGACGACGTGGACCTATTCGATACTTCTTGGTCATCGGTGCAGTCCTTGTCGTTCTTGCTGGTTGTGTTGCGGATCATGCACACTTACACTTCGGTTGGAACGTGTATTTGTGCAGCGGCATTGTTGCTGTGATTCTCGATAAGATTTTTCCTAACGCTTCAGTCTGACAAGGAGACACGTGATGAAGATTTTTGAACGCGGGTTGTTACCGTTTGACCCAGTGAAGCACGCGCTTCGTAAATCAACACTCGATTATGGGTTCACATTCCCGGTACCAATGTATCCGATTGATAAGTCAGGTGGCATCACTGACTTTGGTATGGGTGGCAACGGACCTGACCCAACGCTGACTGTCAACAAAGGACAACCCGTAGGTGACTGTGGACCGAATGCAGTACCGAAAAACGCCAACTTAGTTGACGCAGTTCTCACGGGACTTGCGGTAACTGATTACACAATGACATCAGATGAAATCGTTACTCTCTATTTTGAGTACACGGGTGGACAAGATACTGGTGTTGACTTGGGCGATTGGCTTATGTGGCTCTTCAAGAAGGGTCTTATCAAAGGGTTCGTGAAATTGAATCTTAGCGATATGGACGCTGCACTTGCACTGGGTTTCGCGGTCGTCGTTGGTGTGAGTCTTAATCGACTCGCCGATGATCAAGTTATCCAAGGTGTTCCTTGGGACGTTGGTCCCGGTGATGAACCCGACCCAAATGAAGGTCACGCGATTCTTCGACTCGCGGCTGAGAGTGCGACAGGAAATCGAACGTGGGCGTCATGGGGTCAACGAGTTATATCAACATATGACTGGGACCAAGCATGTGTGCAAGAAGCGTTCGGTGTTGTGACGAATCCTGATGCACTTGAGAAAAATGGTTTCCCGGTCGCTGCATTAATTGCTGACCTCGTTGCGGATAGCGGTACTGTTGCATCACTCCCTGCCGAAGTACTGAGATTAGAGAGTCCCAGCGTTGTAGCACTTGCACCAGTGACGCCACTGCAACCGAATGTCGTGAAGGCGATTGTGCGAAGTATCATGCCATTCATTATCTCAGCATTCGTGGCTGTGTGCATTCATTTCGGTTATCACCCAACTGCACAGACCATCACCTGGGTTCTTGGTGCGGGTGGCGGTGGATTGACTATTCTCTTACATCTCCTTGAGAAAAAATGGCCGATGGTTGGAATTCTGTTGGGGTACATTGGTGCTCCTGTCTACACTCCACCAAAGAGAGTGTTGCAATCGAATAAGATAAGTCAGTTGGAAACACAAGTGGCGACTCTTACTGATACTGTCAACGCTCTACGACGCGGAGGCACATGACGAACGACCGAATGATACTTATCGTCCCACCATTTACAATCAAGTGGTTTGGACCGGGTGAACACTGCACTGATGCGGTGGATGCTGACTTGTTGCTTATAGATCATGGCACATGGGAAGATCGTGCTATTGAATATGCACAAGACGCACTCTTGCTAACGGAACCTGAACTCAAGGGTTATACATGGTGCGCGCATAACGCGATTATCCGAGGTAAGAACGCAGAAGATCGCACGATGGTCAGTGGGATGGGTCCAGGTGGTTACGAACGCCGACCACTCTACGATTACAAGCATCACCTCTACGCTGTGATTCACTTCGAAGTCAATGAAGACCTTCGTGCGAATGCAGTGCAGTATGACGAGGCATGTGTTAACCTCGATTATGGGTGGTCACAGTACTTGTTCATTGGTGTTGATGATCTCACAGGTGTTAAGTTGGCGTGCTCTTGTGGTGGTGCTATCATCTGCTCAACACACGCAACATTGGTGGAGATGGGTCTTGGGTTGTTTCCTGACCGTCCGCCCAGTCTTGTCGTCCCTGCACGTATGGCGTTGTGGTGCGATGCAAAGGTACCTCACGGGATAGTCGTTGGTCCACCAACATCAATCATCGTGACGCCAGGGATACCGCGCAACAACGTAGGACCACCTACTACGATAATCGTGACTCCCGGAATTCCCCGAGAGAATTAACAGAGATAGGAAAGACACATGGCTGATTTCATTCTTGGCGATGGCCAAAACGTCGACCTCGGAATTGTACCCGGGACGGACGCTGCAGGCAACCCGACCACGGCACCATTTGACGCGGGCTCGGTAACGGCGACGTTGCCCGAGGCCACGAACCTTGTGGCGACTGTGAGTGCGGACCAGACGTCAATCAACGTGAAGGCCGAAGGCCCACTCGTTGTTGACGATGTCCTCACCATCTCGGGAACAGTGAACGGAGTACCCGTCACTGCCGATTTCCCGTTCGATGTGGACGCCGAAGCGCCGACCACCATCACGGTCACGCCCGGTACGCCGAACGCGAACTAAAGGTCGTGTCGACAGGTCAGTGTTTCTTGGGACGCACTGGCCTGTCGGCTCTTCACTTAAATGACGAATGCCCTTTCACTCTTTGCTGACAGACTTGACCCACCAGAGTCTCAGTATCTATTTCACCCTGAAAGATGGGTGCAAGATCGACTAGGTGAACACCTTTGGTCGAAGCAAATTGAGATGCACAATGCAGTCGTTCATCATCGTCACGTTGCTGTGCAGTCGTGCAACGACGTTGGCAAATCATTTGGGATGGCGCGACTTGCGGCCTGGTGGATTGAAGAACACGCACCCGGTGAAGCATTCGTTATCACCACTGCACCAACATGGTCGCAGGTGTCCGCGATTCTCTGGCGTGAACTTGCACGTGCACACAAGAAAGGAAAACTCCGTGGCCGCATCACTAGCATGTGCGAATGGAAACTTGACATGGGTGGTGGGCCAGATGAACTTGTCGCCTATGGCCGAAAGCCTGCGGACTATGATGCAGCCGGCTTCCTTGGAATTCACCAACGATACGTACTTGTCATTATCGATGAAGGTGGAGGAGTCCCACAAGCCATCTATGACGCTGCTGAATCACTAGCAACGAATGAGTATGCACGCATCGTTGCAGTAGGAAACCCAGATGATCCTTCAAGTTACTTCGCAAAAGTCTGCGCACCCGGGAGTGGGTGGCACAACATTCGTATTGACTCGTTTGAAAGTCCAAACTTCACAGCGGCTGAAGTGAACAAGTATCCAGAGGTGCGTTCACTGATGATTCGTGAAGGTATTGTACCAACGACTGAAGCAATCCCAGCCGATGTACGGGACCTCTTGTTGTCACCACTCTGGGTGAGTGAGCGAATTAAGCGATGGGGTATTGGGAGTCCTTTGTTTGAATCACGTGTGCGAGGTCGATTCCCTTTGATCACCAACAACACACTTATCCAACCTCACTGGGTTGCGTTGGCGTGTTCACGTGACCTCATACCAGTCGCCACAGACCAAACCCTGGGCGTTGACGTTGCGAGGTATGGAACTGACCACAGCATCATTCTGCATCGTCAGGGTGGTGTTGCGCGTGTTGTCGAAGACATCGCATACGGACCTGTGACAGAACTAGCGGGACGTGTTCAAATCCTCGGGCAAACGTTGGGTGGAATGGTGCGACCCATTGCGAACATTGACGACACGGGTGTTGGTGGTGGTGTGACAGACATTCTTCGTGAAGATGGGTATCCTTGCATTGGACTCATATCATCAGCCGCGTGTAGTCCGCAAGAAGTGTTAGAAGGGACAGGAAAGCCGAGGTTCGCAAATGCACGTAGTGAATGGTGGTGGAGGTTACGTGAGTGGCTTGCAGGCGTAAGCGGTACTGGAAACGATGGGCGTTTAGACCTCGACCCAGAAGACGAAGATCTTCAAGCACAGATCACTGGAATTCGTTACAAGATAAATCGTCATGGGCAAATACAAGTCGAGTCAAAAGATGAAATGAAACATCGCGGACTGCCCAGCCCAGACAGAGGGGACTCGTTGGTTTATTCGTTAGTTCCAACTGAAACGACTGATGGTGTTGCGATACTGGATGACATGGTGATGCATGACGTCTTAGATATGAGATGGTAATCTAAAACCATGAACGCGCCAACAATCTTCCAGGAACAAGCGCACTATCGCAAGATCTTCGTCAAGCACAACGGCGATGGTCCCTGGGCATGTTTCTTCTGTGGTGATGAAGTATCGCGTGTGGAGAAGGATACACGCTTCCGTCTCGCGATTCATCATAAGAATCACAACCATGATGATGATCGAAAATTGAATTTAAAGCCAGCGCATAATTCATGTCATTCACGGCATCATTCAATTGGACGTAAACATACACCTGAGACTCGTGCAAAACAACGTGCGGCAAGTATGGGGAATCAGCATGGTCTTAATCCTTCTGATGAGACACGTGAAAAACTTCGTGTAGCATCGACTGGCAGACTTGGTCCTAATAGAGGAAAAATTCCATGGAACAAAGGCGCGGTCACACCCGATGAAGTACGTGCAAAGATAAGTGAAGCACATAAAGGAAAAATCCTGTCACCGGAGACGCGTGCAAAAATAAGTAAAATTCACAGAGGAAAACCTAAGTCACCAGAGACACGGGCACGTATGAGTGATGCGGCAAAACGACGGAAGGTATCGCTATGAGCACTATGCAAACCGGCACTGAGGATGGTCCTACTTCAGAACGCGGGTACCCTCAGGATTTCCCAATGAACTGGAACATGTGGTCCGCTGATATGCAGGAATCGGCAGGTGATCTTCGGTGGCCGAACAGCATCAACGTGTATCACAAGATGAGGACTGATGCGCAGATCTTCGCACTCACATCAGCCATCTCATTGCCAATTCGAAGTTCACGATGGGTCATCGACCCAAATGGTTCACGGGATGAAGTGACGGAACTTGTTGCGAACGCAATGGGTCTTCCTATCAAAGGTCAAGAGGAACCGGCACCACGTAGTCGTCTTCGCTTTAATCACGATGAACATCTTGCACACGCGTTGCTTGCACTCATCTATGGATTCATGTTCTTTGAAGAAGTTGGTGAAATCAATGCGCAGATGCAGTGGCAGTTGACGAAACTCGCGCCACGTATGCCACAGTCAATTCAGAAGATCAATGTGGATAAGGTCGGTGAACTTATTTCCATCGCGCAGTATTCGCGCCCAGGCGAACCAATGATGGAAGGTTTGGTCATCCCAGCAAATGCACTCGCACCATACATATGGGGTAAGGAAGGTGCGAACTGGCTTGGACGTTCACTTCTTCGACCGTGTTATCGACACTGGCTCTTGAAGGACCGATTGATTCGTGTTGACGCGATGAAGAATGAACGATTCGGAATGGGTGTTCCAGTCGCCACCGCACCACAGGGCGCCACACGTGAGACCGTAGAACGATATGCAGCGATGGCGCGGTCGGCGCGTGGTGATCCACAAGCCGGTGCGGGTATGGCGGCAGGTTCGAAGTTTTCAATTGAGGGTGTCACAGGAACGTTGCCTGACATTCTTAAGTCCATTACATATCACGATGAACAGATGGCGCGTTCATTCTTGGCAATGTTCCTTGGCCTTGGACAAGCAACACATGGTTCACGTGCCCTGGGTGAATCATTCGTTGACTTCTTCAAGATGAGTGTTGATGCAACGGCAGGATGGTACAAGTCTTGCACAAACAAAAACGTCATCGAAGACATTGTGAATTGGAACTACGGCATTGATGAGAACGCACCGCAGATCACCTGGGACGAAGATCCTGAATCACGTATGGATGCAACGGATCTTGTGGCATTGATTGAGAGCGGCACCATCGTCGTTGACAAAGAACTTCGCACATGGATCTCTGACAGGTGGGGTGTTAGTGACCCGGGTGCTGGCACGCCTGATCCTCCGGGTCCAAGTCCCACAGTTCAGTTGGTTCCTAACCTTCTCCCAGGTGAAAAGATTCCTGCACTTCCCGCTGGTGCTGCCCAAGCACGCGCACACCGCGCTGAAATGCGTCGGCGTGAACGGTGGGATTCACAAAACGGCGGATGACCATTCACCAAGTCCCAGTGTGGGAACTGTTTCCTACACGCGTGCAAGCGACAACTGATCCCACAACACTCGCTGAACTATTCGCACTTCTTAACGTCACTGACGCAACTGATGAAGAACAGTTACCGGCACTCTTCGATTACATCGACTCACCATTGTGGTTGTCTGCGTCCATCATCCTTATGGATGAAGTGGATGTGTTCCTCTATGCTCACGTTAAGATTGATGGTTCATATGTGCAAGCGGTGTTTGATGAGAGTGAAGAACGTGACGCGTCAGGCAAGTGGGTTGGCAATGGTGTATCATTCGCTAAGACGCAAGCGCGTGTGAGATTGCAGATACTTGGCAATCAAGCGCGCACGATGTCAGGGTTGAATAAGAACGCACCAGTGATGATCGCTATCAACAAGGTGCCACAAGGAAGTACCACACCTCCGTATTCCAAAGATGAACACAGTGCTAGCAAAGAAACACATCACTGGGAGGATATGCCGACTGCATCTGACAATGACGCTGTGAAGACGGAAGGTGCAATCGTTTACATTCAAGTCACGGGCACCAAGGATAACTTCGTTGGGTGGATGGGAACTGGCAGTGTGGCACCCGTGTTGTTGTCAATGAATGGTGTTGACCTCTACAATAAGGATGGCACGCCAGCAGAAGGTGCGCCACTTGTACCCACTGTCATTCCTGGAGGAAAAGTACCGGGTGCACCAAAACCACAGGGCATCTCAAAGAAGGTTGAAGGTGATCACACTGGACTTAACCTTAGTATTCCTGGTGTGTATGATCGTGAAGCGGCAGTTGCAAGTGCAAGAGAAGTTGGTCAGAAAATAGTGGATGCACAACTACTTGTTACAAAGGGTACTTCATCTAGTAGTCAAGATTTTGTAGATGCAGGAAAGTTAAAAGCGAATGTCGCTGCCACAATTGCCGCTAAGATGGGTGATAAGTATGATGCACAGATCATGCCTGAGGTTCGTGTACCCGGTGATCCTAATGGTGCAACGTATGCAGAGAAAAGTTTTTCAACTAAGTCAGCATCTGAACTTTTCACAAAGAATGATGTGTGGGAAAAGTACAATGCGCCAGATAGCACCACCAGATATAAGTATGTAGGTACGTTAGGTCAAACAGTTGTTGGACGTACATATGAAAATGGTGGTATTCAAAATGTAGAGACAGTGGTCACTCTTGGACCAAAGGCACTTGGCCTTGGTAAAACGGGTGTAAGAACAAACATCACCGGCGACACACCCGAAGTTGCACAAGCACAACGTGAGGAAGGCGTAAGTAGTCTTGTTCACTTATGGGCACAGTCATCAAATGATGAACACCCAGTATCACTTGCTGTTCAAAACTCTGCGGTTAAAGAATTTGGTCTTCCTGATACAAAAGCATGGGGTAAGGGTGGTTCACTTATGAAGAATGCAATTGTTCAAGTAGAGGCTGCAAAAGGTGAGGCTCTTCAAGCATTCTTACGCGCACAGTACGACGCCACACAGGAATTTTTTAAAGCGCAAGGTATCACCGCGGTGACGTTGTTTCGAGGTTTTAAATCAAGTTCCACTGCGTTAAAAGCAAACTCAGGTGACCAAGTTAAAGTACAGATGAGACCGTTATCTTCATTCTCTTATTCGAGACAACAGGCGAATAAATTTGGTGGTGGTGGACCGAACAAGGTTCTTATCGTTGGTGTGATACCAATTGAAAACATTCTCTCAACGTCTCTCACAGGTGTCGGTTGTCAGAGTGAAGCAGAAGTTGTTGTGATTGGTGGAAAGAACATCTACACTCTTGACGCCAGGGCAGGAGGTTATTAATAATGACTGATGAAGTTGAAGAATTAGAGTATGATGAGGATGATGATAATGAAGATTGGATAAAGCCATATGCCTGGGATCTTTATCGTATGGGAACACTCATCACAACACTCGACGACCTTTTCTTTGTGAATGATCTTGTTGACGCGAACCCAGATGATCAAGTTAAGTTCCTTGAAGAACTGATTGTGCTCCCGTGTTATGAAGCAGTCCCACCAGAGTTGGAGAAAGAAGTCAATGCATTCTTAGACGCACAATCAAGTCTTATCACAGTCGTGAATGTACGGGCACGTCAACAGACACTTCACACGAACGTGATTGGACATCGTGAGCCTTCACCCGTGGAGGCTGCTGCTAAGACAAATTTTGCGACCATTCAACAACAGTGGCAGAACCAGACTGATGCACTTGTGCAACAGTATTCCGCTGTGCGTGACCAACAGATTCAAGAACTCTCTGACCAGATTCAAGAAGCGGTTGACAATGGTGATGTGGATGCGCTTGCTGCAATCATGGCCGACACCACTGGTGAAGATCTTATTGCACAGCACATGACACAGATGATGGAGAACGCAATCGTCACAGCGAAGACAGAAGCGCAATCCCAGGGAGTGATGATCCCATTGATTAACACTGCGGACTTGACGAAACAAATGTCGAACCAAGCAAGTGCAGTCGCGGGTCTTATGAATCGAAGTATCTCTAACACCGCAGCCACACAAGCATTGACAAGATATGGTGTGCAGAATCTTTCGGGTGCTGAAGTTGCGGGCGCTGTGACGGAACACTTACAAGATCTTTCACCCGCGTACCTCAATGATATGTTGGGTGGTGCGTTAACACAAGCGCAAAACGCGGGACGCATTGAAGTAATGCAACAAGCACCTGGTGATGCATATAGTTCAGAGTTGTTAGACGAATCAACTTGTGAAGAGTGTGAAGCGATTGACGGGACTGAGTATGATTCATTAGCAGATGCACAATTGGATTATCCCACAGGAGGTTATTCTGAATGCCTCGGTGGACCGAGATGTCGTGGAACTATCGTGATGGTTTACGCTGAGGCTGATTCATCTGATTCTTCCTCTTAACATCCGGGTAGTCGTAACGACGATGACATGATGTGCAGAGTTCTAAGTAATCATTTCGTCGCGATGTGTAATGACGACCATCTATCCAGATGAATTCAGTTCTCCCATGGATAAGCGCAAGTTCTTTGGCAGTACCACCGCAATGTTCACACACACCAATCCATCGTTCTTTCTTATGACGTCCGTGCCATGTGCCGTATGAAAGTACATGATCATATCGACACTTGAGAGAACAGAAGTTCATCTTAAACGATTCTGATTTTGCACACGTGAAATTTTTCTTACATCGAGGACATGTCTTTGTCACACGTCGTCCTATTGTTCGATTGCCAACCTTCTTATGAAATTCTGAACTGGAATGCCAGCACAGCAATGAACAGTATTGATTCTTTGCAGGACTCTTACATGTCTTACACTTATTTCTTTTAACTGGTCCACCGCGTCGTTTTGCCCAACGGTTTATTGCTGCACATGACTTACATCGTGGTCCTCGCACAATTTGTTTTTGACAATCAAGACATTGCATAACAATTATTTTAGCGTATTACTTGACGTGTGTTACTACTTTCTGATGTGATGACCCGCTATAGTTCAACTCGATTCCCTACAAGGAGGAAGTGTAATGACTTATCCTGTGATTCCGTCGGATACTCCGAGTTCATACATCAACCCGGACCCGACACCAACCATTGAAGAATTCAATGGCACACTGGTCGCCAACACTGTTGACGTGCTTACATTTACGTTGAATCACGTTGGCGTAAAGATCACGAACATCAGTGGTGCAGCCGTCATCAACTATACGGTGGATGGTAGCACACCTGCCGCTGGGACGTCGCCGGAGTTGGCTGCTATCGCTGGTGCGTCGGTCATCGTGTCGTTCGATAGTGAAGACCTCCCAGTTGTGAAGTTACTTTCAACCGGCGTACCCACCATCGCGGTGCAGGGTCTTGATGAACTTGAACTCTTGCAGGACGACCAGACTGTGCGTGACGCTTAGCACATGTCTAACTGGGTGTCGCTTGATGCGATGGCAGAGAATGAAGCAAAACGTAATCCTCCCTACTTTGGTAGTGAGGTCAACAATCCTGACTGGACATATGAAGACCCAGCGGTAACAGTTACTCCAGGAGCACCTTCACCTGGTGAACTTTGGTTGCTTGCTGACTACGATCCTTTGTTCTACGTTGGCCTTATGGCGAAATACGGATACACGAACAATGCGTGGAAGGCAATTCAGAACGCGCCTCCTCCAATCAAACCTTACATCCCACCGCGACCTGTACCCGCATACATCAGTGGATTAGATGGAACTGGTGCTGGAGACTTCGATGGGTTGACTGCACCGGAGTTCACCTCATGAAACACAATGTAGTATCGTGTACATACATGAAGGTCATTGGGCAACCTACATTGGTGCGCGCATCGCTGTTAGCGCCTGAAGCACCTGCACCTTTACTTGCTGAACAACCTGCTCTTGTCACTCTTCCCAACGTTGAACTTCTTGAGGTTGGCGAAGACTGGGCGTGTTCAACTGGTGTGTTCACGTGGACGCTTGAAGATCTTCAATCGGCCATCGCTTCGCAAGATGACCCATTCGTTCGTACACCCATTGTAAAACTTGGACACACTGACCCAAGGTTTGATGGGCAGCCCGCGTTGGCTTCAGTTGAGAATTTACACCTTTCTCCAAATGGTCAGACTCTCATTGGTGATTTGGTCGGTCTTCCACTTTGGCTTGCACAGTGTATGGCGTCTTCATATCCACGACGTTCAGTGGAAGGTTACTTTGCATATGGAACACGTGCAGGTAAAGAGTGGCCATTTGTTCTTACTGGACTTGCTCTCTTGGGTGAAGCATACCCTGCCATCGATAGTCTTGAGGACGTGAAGGCATTGTTCAGTGGTACACCGCCTATCCTCATTCCTCTTGAAGAGAACCCATTGATGTTGGCAGGAAACCCCTCTGGGCCAGTGGTCGCTGTGCCACTTCGTGACAGGGACTTGTATGTCAATGCGACTGCACCTAGGATCGTGCAGGCCGATGTTTCAGTTGATGACATTAGGACTGCCTTTTACGACGGTCCCGCTGCATCGCCAGATATGTTCTGGTGGTGGATACGTGAGATTCGTATTGACCCCGCTGAAATTATTGTGGATGACGATGGAGGTAATCTCTATCGAGTTCCGTACACTGTTGACGCAACTGCTGAACACGGTGTTTCATTCGGTCCTTCACAGCAAGTGAAGATTCAATATGTGGATGTTGTTGCGGCAGGTCAAAGCATCCTCACAAAGTTTGGCAACCCAGTTGCAGCGGGTCGCCCACGTGTCCGCGATATAGTGAAGTTATCAAACAAGGAAGGTACCGATATGCAACTCTCCGATGAAGTTCTTAAGGGACTTGGGTTGACGCCCGAAGCAACGGAAGAGGAAGTGAACACCGCGCTCCTTGCGAAGTTGACTGCACCTCCTGTTGTGGAGCCGCCTGCGCCTGCGCCCATCACCGACATCTCGCCGATTGTTGACCCGGCCGCGCCTGTCATTGTTGAGCCTCCCGCTGTTGTGGAGATCGCTGCCGCAACGCCACCGGCGATCCCCGATGGTATGGTCCTCATTGATGCGGCCACTCTTGATGAAGTCAAGAAGGGTGCTGCCATTGCTGCATCAATGCAAGTTGAACGCAATGATGCTGTTCGCAACCGTGTTCTTGACGATGCGGTCAAGGCGGGCAAGTTCCCACCTGCGCGTCGTGAACACTTCGAGGCACTCTTGAAGGCCGACCCGGAAGGAACCACCGCATTGATTGCCGTCCTCGCCACCGGGATGATTCCCATCGAGGAACGCGGTACTGACAGCACAAGCGGCACAGAGACGGAAGGCACTGACGTGTCGGAGTACCCGGCCGCCTGGAAGCCGGGTGTCGTTGCGGCGCAGCGAGCAAATAGTTCACGAGTGAAAGTGAGTGGTGACTGATCATGCCAACCAACAGCCTTATTCCGTATTTCGATGACGCCTCCAACGTCACCTGCACGACAACGGCTGCCACCGTTGGAAAGACGTTCGTGCAAATCAGCGGCAATCTCGCATCGGACAACACCATCTCAGTCGCCACGTGCGGCCTTGGTGTGCGAGCGTTCGGTGTCGCGGAGTACAATGCCGCAAGTGGCGCATGGACAGGTGTCGTTCGTCGCGGCATCGTCCCTGTCACAGTGGGTGCAGTTGCACTCGTTGCTGGCGTCGAAGTTCAGTCCGATGCCAACGGACTTGCAATCGCTTGGACAGGTGTGATCGGCACAAGGCCCTTGGGCATATGCTGCACCGCCGCGAATCCTGGCACCGATGCGATGATCGCACTCTACCGATAAGAGGGAGAAATGAAAACACTAACTACACCACGAATCACTGAGGACATCGGTTCTCCGCTTCTTGTTAAGGGCGCACGAGGTCGGTGGGAGTATCGTTTCCCCACTGGTGAACAAGTGCCAATGGTCATGGGTGGAGCCGACCTCATCAACCCGGTCGGGAACCCGCTTGGGCCACCGTCGATTTCGGGAACGGACGTCACCATCGACATCATGCTGCAACAGCCCACACGGGTGACTGCATACCTGATGGACATCACGTTGGCGCGCTTCATCCTCGACCGCATCTTCACATCGAACGGCGGCGTCACTGGTGGCGCGGTTGTGTACGACGTGATCGTGGCCAACGACATCTTCCTGTTGCGTGATGTTGAGCCGGTTGCTCCTGGCACCGAGTTCCCAGTCGTCACGTCAGTCAGGCGTGTGCCGAAGGTCGCGGTCGTTGAGAAGTACGGTGGTAAGTTCTGGGTCTCCTACGAAGCCCGTGACCGAAACGACCAAGTGTCGTTCAGGAACGAACTTACACGACTGGGCAACACGATTGTTCGCAAGTTGAACACTCGTGCAGTCGCTGCACTCAACGCTGCCATCGCCGCGAACAACGGTATGAGTCAGTACGTGGGCAACAACTGGGAGACCGCGATTCCTCGCGGTGCAAACCCGACGCCACCGCCTCTCACACCGGGTGCCGACTTCTCCAAGCCACAGATGCTTGCGGACCAGGCTGAGTTGGGAATCCAGTACGACACGATGTTGGTGAACCCTGTGCAACTTAATTCACTGCGCCTCTTCTACCAGGACGGCCTCGAGCAGATGTTGAGTGACGCTGGGTACAGCGAACTCTACGCATCGAACCGAATCCCGGTCGGAATTGCATATGCAGTTGCCTCGGGTCAACTTGGCGAACTGCGTATGGAGCAGCCACTCATGACGGAAACCTGGAACGAGCCAGAGCGTCAGCGCGCATGGACCCAGTCCTCGGTGCGCCCGGTCATGTTCATCCAGAACCCATGGGCTGTCATGGAGATCAGCGGAATTTAATCCCAAGAGAAGCGAAAGGATGTATGGAGATGGCTATGTACAAGATTCGCCACGCACTTGCATCGTGGATGGATGAAAAGGATGTTGCACACACCGCGTTTCGTGGACAGGTTGTTGATGTCACTCCTGACACGGAAGCAAAGCGCTTGCTTGGCTACAACGCGATCATTGGTGCTGGTGACGAACTTGTGCGTCCTGGTGTTATTCAGGATCTCTCTGCTTCGCCAAGTGACGAGGAACTCCTCGCTTGGATAACGGCAGCGAATCATGTGGAGATCACTGACCTGCTTTCAACGAGGCAGGAACTTCGACCACGCATCGAGGCTGCACTTGTCAACGTGAATGTTGCGCGGGCATATGAGCAACAGCACCTCGAGGATGTTCGTCGTATCGTGGAAGGTGTTGCACCAGTAAAGCCGGATGAAGACAGTGACGCTCCTACTGGTGGATTCACCGATGACATCGGTGGTACAAGTTCAGCAGGACCCACAGGCGCTGACTACACCGACACATCACATGAAGGTGCCGATGACATCATCCTCGATCCTCCTGCTCGTGTGAATGCTGATGGCAACCCGGACAATGTCGAAACCAACACACCACTTGAACAGCCAACGGGCGGTCCCGGCGATGTTGACTATGCCGCACTGGTGCAAGGTCCTGCGGATGGTGTGGCCGGCTACATCAGCACTCACCCAGATGAAGCGGAGAATGTTCTTGCCGCTGAAACCAAGAACACGGACAACGCGCCTCGTGCAGCCATTGTTCTTGCCGCTCGTTCAGCAACGAGTTTCCGTTCTGAGAGTTGAGGTGAAACGTGGCGTCACAGTGGGCACCTAGCGTCCAAGACGTTGCGAATCTCTTACGCGCCCGAACCATCAACAAAAATGGTGGTGAGGTCGGTACGTTCAATGCAGCCACTCGGCCGAGTGACGAGGAAGTGCAAGGACTAATCGAATCGTCGTATGGTGATGTGGTTGATGCAATCGGTCAGATCACCGATGTGCCATCGAACCTTGTGAACGCTGCATCGTCAATCGTCGCCATCGGTGCAGCGATGTTGGTAGAGATGTCGTACTACCCAGAGCAAGTTGGCACTGGGCGATCACCATACGCGCAACTCGCAAGTCAGTACAAGGATAAATTGTGCAGGCTACAAGATGCAATCGTTAGTGCGGGCGGCAATCGACCAACGAACGATTATCAAAATCCTGCAGGTGCATTCGGAGGACCACCCATTCCTGCGGGTTGGATAATGCCCACATGGTAATGATTTCGATTGACGTGTTTGGTGAAGCAGCCATCAGTCGTGAACTCTTACGCTTTGGTGCGCGTGCTGCGGATGTGTCACCTGCGCTTGAAGTCATCGCCACAATGTTTTATGAGTCTGAGAAAAAACAATTCGATACCGAAGGTGCATATGCATCGGGTGGTTGGAAAC